GTTTCATTTTGTGCAACGATTTTGGGAGTGTTTCAGGATTTGCAACGAATTGCATAAATGTATGCACTATGCACGCAATTTGCCGATCGAAGCGGTCAAAGCAGGCGGCTATTTGTGGCGGCTTTGTGGTTATGTGGTTTTATGGGGTTGCTTTGTGGCGGGAAAAATCTTACCGAAAATCCGCGCAAAAAATGAACAATAAATACATATAGAATATACGTAAGTATATATAAAATAAGAGTATTATTATTATATATCTATATCTATTTCTCTTTGTGGTAAGATTTATCCGCGTGCTGGCTTACTCGTTCGCCACCGCGTCAAAAAAATTTTGATGTTCCGCGCCGCCGTCGTGAAATATATAAAGGGCATATATAAGGTGGGTTAGTTACCGAGTTACCACAAAAACGGCAAACGCAGTTGACGCAAGGCTTTGATGGGGTATTATTCACGTAGGATTGAGCTTACACCAATCTAACCACAAACTTTAACAAAACCACAAAGGAGCCACAAAAATGGCGAGACCAAAAGCACAGGACAGGATCGAAATCACCGATCCCGGCGAGTTGCTCGACCTGGCAAAGTCGGCAGCAAGAAAGCGGATGGATGCCACTGGCGAAGACCGCGAGCAGATCGAAGCGATTATCAAAGAGGCATACGAAAAAACCTGGAGCGGCGGTGAGTACCTGCGGGCGCGATTCGTTGCTGCGGGTCACGATCTGCTTATCAGCGATTCAGAGTACCGCCTTGCCACCAGGGGAAGTGGGCTGTACGACTCGACGATCTCAAGCGCACTGAAGCGGTTCGCAAAACCAGGGGAGAAAATCAGCAGGCGCGTTGTGAATGGATTCTACCACGTCACGATCGCAGAAGACTTGTCGAAGGAGGCGGCAGCGAAAAGCCATGAGGATTCAATAAGGAAGGAGGAGCGGGAACGGATTAAGGGTTTAGTGGCCGCTCTTGCCGTAGACTTCACCGGGGATGCCCTGACCGGGATTTACAAGGCGAACTTGTTCGCGGCTATCGATCTTGGATTGACCGCCAGTGATATCAACCAGGAGGCCAGTCATGAAGAGTAAGCCTTCAATAGCCCAAACACTCATGCGGCAATATAGGGGCATGATAAAAACAATGGATCGGGTTGCACTCCAGCAAGCTGTAAAATATTGCTACCGTGCGCCTGATTCCTGGACTTACAGGTTCAATGATGACTCCGTGCTATGGTTCCACAAGGGTAGGGCGCTCATCATCACGAAGGAAGAGGCGCTAAAACTATGGAAAAGAGTATGAGGCCGCATCCAGTCCAGCGCGGCCAGCAATAGCACTTTTTGTTAAAACCCGGTCAGGGAGATCGGGTATTATCTTTCCATCGACAACGAACCGAGGAAAGCGAAATGATTACTCTGATTACCTGGGAACACAAAAGCAGCAAGCCAGAAGTGCGCGAGTTCGAGACCGTGGCTGCGTGCTACAACCTTGCTGCAAACGGTGGATTTTACAAGGCGCAGATCGTTAACGAATTCGGGGTTGTTGATTATGAATTTTAAGGCGAGCGACGTAAAACCTGGCGTAGTATACTGATCACGCCTCAATAACCGCCTTTGGCGGTGGGACGGCGAAACAATCTGGACTAAAGGCGAGGGCGATGTTATATGGCATGAATGCGGCTGGCCTCATCCCACAATGAGCCGCCTGGATATCGCTTATTATCTTTCGGTCGGCGATATGCACGAGGTCGAAGATAGCACTTTTTGTTAAAACGCCGCCCGCGAGATCCGGTATTATCTCCTCATCGACAACGAACTGAGGTGATGAATATGGATAAGGTTATCAAGATGAGCGAAGTTAAGCCGGGCATGATGGTCAAGTTTGCTGGCAAGTTTCGCCTGGTTCTCGCAGCAGATCGCAAGGCGAACATTCTCACTATTCGCGTTAATGGCAAGGCCCAACTCTTCGCGCCGCAGTCAGACATTGAAGTTGAAGTTCGTATCAAGTAAACAACCGGGAGATGAAGATGAGCAAGAATAATCCATACTCAACCAGCAACTACCATAACGAACACGTCATTCGCTGGCACTGGCAGAAGCTCAAAGAGCGCTACCTTGCACGCCAGGGCAAATAATTACAATAGCGCCGCTTCGGTGGCGCTGTATCCCCACCACAAACACGGCTCACGCCAGGAGGAATGGCCATGCCACGTTTTTCAGCAACAACCAAACTTCGCACCTTCGCCGTGATGCCGATCCCACACTCATCAACCAAAGCCGTCCAGGGCAGTGAGCACGGCGTATACTTCCACTGGTTAGGCAAGTGGCGCTTCACCGTTATTCGAGGCTTTTACGTGACCTGCGACCGAGTGGATATTGAAGACCATTCCGGCGGGAACCGGGTTCACGAGTTCAAAAAGCACGAATAGCACTTTTTGCTAAAACACGATCGGGGTAATGAGTTATTATTACCCCCATCGAAACAGAGGAGCAAAAAACATGATTGGCAACCACAACAACGAATTGAACGCAGCAGCCCACCGTCGCGCCGTCGAGCAGAACTTCAACGCGCTTAAAGTGGTCTGCGATGAGATGAATGCAATGCTTGACCTGCCGTCATGGGATGCTCAACTGGAAGACTACTACGACGACCTCCGCGCCAAACGTGACGGTATCATCAACCGCCTGCGCCTGGCTGGGATGTTCCTGTAAGGAGAACGCAATGATTCACGAAATTAAGTCTGGCAAGCAAGTAGTGGCGACCATACCGCAGCGCCACGTTGTAGCCTTCCAGATTAACATCCCTGGCACCTTCGATATGCAGTCGCTTGACGTGCCAGTTTGGGCCAACACAGTTGCCATTGATGCCGACGGCTCGATTTGGGCCTACGAGTCGACCGCCGAAGATGTTTGCATCCCGGACTACTCGCGCAAATCCTGGGTTGATTGCGGGCCTTCCGAAAACAAGATGAGGTCAGTTGGGGAGATGGATTGCTTCCCTGATTGGGCGAAATCGAAGATTGACCTTCGCGGCCTGAAATAGCACGTTTTGCCAAACGCCCGGTCAGAGGATCGGGCATAATGGCCACATACCAAACAACGGAGATTTACCATGAAGCAGATCGTCAAAAACGCAGTCGTCGCCATTGTCGGAACCAACTTCGAAGGCAAGAAAAGCCGCATTCACCTTTTGCACGTAGGCAATGATGGCAAAATGCGCGGAGCCTTCTATTACGGCGAGCGCGGGGAGCACCTTCACAGTGACTTGCATTCCGTCCTCCCGCTAACCACTTTCAGCGAGTGGCGAACCCATCGAGAATGGCAGCCGGAATACCATTACGAGGGGTTGGTTGTTGAATCGTTCGTTGCCGACCCAACGAAACTTACCGCCCGCGACTATAAGCGCATGGCACGCAAGGCGCACAAACTAATGAAACGCACGCCAGAAGATCACGTTTGGCATATTTTCGCAAATCAGCTTTGAGGTGGCCGGATGATACGTCTATCAGACTTCGATCGCCACTGCTTAACAGGGCAATTTGGCGAAAAGCCAGTAATGTGCAAGATCTCGAAGGTAAAAGGCGACCCCATCGAGCAGGTCAACACGCTTAGAGGCCTGGCCATGCGCAACCGACTTTACATCCAGGTGCGAGGCGGACTGTTCGCAAAGCAGGTTCATTTTGCGTATGGAACAGGGTTCTACACTGGCGGAGACGGAGTAAATCCAGCGCCGAAGAAGGTTAAGCCGCGCGAGATAATCGAACACGGCTACGTTTGGACTAACGGGATCTACTAATGGAAACGGTAAAAGTAATTTGCACACACGCTGGCTATTCGCCACTATCCACCTATTTCACACCTGGCCGCGAGTACAGCGCCAGGTTCGGCCCCGGCCTTGATGAAGTGTGGATTTTGCAGGACGACCAGAATACCACTGAGGACGAAGAATTCTGGCCCGCCTGCCGTATGCCGGACGAAAAGATCGCCATGTACGCCAATAGGCCATACGAAAACAACGTTTTATTTGAGGTAAAAGTATGAAAGTAAGCAAAAAGAAACTCGCGCTTTATTGGGCCTTCTTCCTGGCTGGCCTGGCACTGCATGACCACACAGGCTGGCAGACGATCGGAATGCTGTGCATGATTATTGGCGTATGCCGCCTGTCGGAGATTAACGGATTCCGCCGGGGACATCGGGCAGCATTCACTGGCGACAAAGAATAGCACTTTTTGTTAAACCTGCCGTAACGTCATTTGGTAAAGTGGCGTTACTGAAGCGAAACAAACCAATCAGGAGTTACACCATGAATGACCACATCATAGACCTGTTAAGCGCGCTGGCTGAGGATACCGTAGCCATCATCGAGCTTGAGGACGGCACCGAACTTCAGATCGGGGTTCCCCGCGTGCGATTCTTCGTGTCCGGCGGCGAGCATTCCGAGCGCTCAACCGAAACGGATCTTGACTACGCGACCCACTTACTCTGCCTGAACGCGATCGAGGAGATCCGATAATGAATACTATCAAACTGAAATGCGTGTCCGTCGAGTCGCTCGTTAGCATTTCCTGTAAGCCTGGCGATATCATCACCGCCCGACGGGATAACGAATCCTCATGCTGGCACTTCGACGGATACTACCTGGATGATGATCTGGTGGTTCGCGGCATCTTCGGTGAGTTCGCACGGTTCGAAGTGGTGAAGCGCAAGACCGATCGCAAACTGGTGGTTCGCGCAATGTGCATCATCGCACGCCAGTATGGGTGGACTGACGCAGGCGTGCGACGTCGCGGAAACTACAAAACCGTCAAGGAGTGGGCGCGAGATTGGGCTGATTACTACGTAGACGACAGCGGCGAGCTATTGCACGATATCAGCGAGTACCTGGAAGATTGCAGCCGTGGCGATGCCGTCCGCGAGTTCATGCAGGCAGAAATCGACGCCCTATAGCACGAATTGATAAAACCGCCGTCCGGGGATGGTGCATACTATCCCCACACCAACTAAAGAGGAAAAATCATGAACAACTACAAATTCATCCTGACCCCTAACGCTGATTCTCCCGCTGGCGTGGGCGCGAAATTCACCAAAGGCAAACGCTATGATGCCGAGCATTTCACCAACTACAACGGAGCGTCGTTGTACAAGATCACAGACGACGAAGGCAACATGTACGCGGTCAACCCGCACAACTCGCACTACATCGGCGGCGGTCAGTTCAACATTGAGTTGCAAATCAACAACTGTTTCGCTGGTGGCGAACTCTCCTTCGGCGGGTTAGTTAGAGATGCGCTGAAATACCCCTTCCACACTTCGGCGTCAATGTTCGGTGGTATCTCAACCGCTGAACCGCCGCTGTTCTTTGCAGACCTGAAATCCCACGAACGCAACAGAGATCGGGATCTCGAATCTATGGTCGACCGCGTGCTGAACATGTTCGGGCGGGATGAGTCGCGGAGCGTTGCGCGTGGATTTAAGATCGGCGCTGAAAAATCAGCGCATTTCAAAGAGGGCGTGAAGTCGGCAAGCGATGCGGTTGCAGCCCTGGGCATGCTGTCACGGTCGGTTATCGTCGGAAGCGCGAAAGAATCCTCGCTCGCTGACCGGGTTAAAGAGCTTGAGTCAGAGCTTAACGCCGCCCACAACACGATCGGGAAAATCCGCGAAGCCATGCGCACGCCGGAAGGTGAGGACGCGCAGACCCATGCGAAAGTTCTCCGCCAGATGGCCGACGCCCTGGTTAGTTTGTGGCGCGACGGCAAATAGCACTTTTTGCTAAAACTTCCGCAAGGCCATTTGATATAGTGGCCTTATTGAAGCGAACCAATCAGGAGCTAAACAAATGAGCATTGCGTATCCGACCAAAGACAAATCATTCCTGGGTCTGGCCGTTGTTGAGATTGTCAACCCGGACGTGACCAACTCCCCGGATGAGCCTACCCTTGCACAGTGGGCCGGATTCAAAGAGGGTGATCGACTGACCGTCGAATGCTATAGCGACGGCGAGAAGTGGGCGCAGGTGGGGCGCTACTACCACACCGAAGAATTCGGCCAGGTGATCCCTACCGACTGGTTCGAACTTAACGAAGGTGAATATAAGGTGATCGAAGAATGAACAACAAAATTTGGGTGCTGACATACACTATCGGGACTAACGAGGGGCGCAAATCGCGCCGCCTCACCTGCGACACGAAAGCGCAGGCGGAAATGCAGCAGCGCGTGCTGGGCGGCGAGGTGGTCGAATACATCCGCCAACCTGAATCCTTCCAGGTCAATTGGCCTGAGAAGATGGACGTTGACGCCGTGCTGCATGAAATGCGCCAGGTACAAAACGACCCGGCGGCGTGGAAAGACCTGTACCTTTGCGGCGACGCTGGGTCAGTACGGGATCCCTTCCGCTTTGTTAGGCAGGCGCACGCGGAATGGTCGGATCGCCAGTTCGGCAACGTTGGCCCGGTCGGCCCGCTGAAACACCTGGCTAAAGAGGCCAACGAAGCCGCCGAAGCGCCGGATGACATTAGCGAGTTCGCCGATATCCTGATGTTGGTATGGGACGCAACGCGCCGCGCCGGATTCAGTGATGAGCAGTTGGCTGAAGCGGTGGCGGAAAAGCTGGAGCGGAACAAGCGCCGGGCGTGGGGCGAGGTCAAAGATGGCGAGCCTTGCCACCATGTGAAAAATTAACGAAATCGAATACCGTTTAAAGCGCCTGTAAGCCATTATGGCGGGCGCAAATTTAAGGAGTGCGATTGTATGCCTGAATACTCAAAAGTCGAAGATATGCCGATTGGCGCAACGATTACTGGTATCCGCATGAGTGAGTCGGACGACGCCATCAAGCCGCTGGCGTTCCCGGTTACGCAGGTGGAGACGGACAGCAGAAAAGGGTTCATCTTCATCTACAAAAATTTCAATAGTCCGCTGCGTGTTGAAGTGTTCATTGCTCGCGGAACCTGGGTGGAATGGGAGAAGGTCAAATGTTCGGACTGAATGAAGCGCAGTACAACGCCGTGAAGCGCATAGCAAAGCAGATGGCCGCAGAAACAAAAGACGCCATCAAGAAGGACAAGAAGACCTACGATCAGGTCGCCGCGAAGATGATCGATAAACATTGGGCGCAAATCAACACGCTGGTTACTCGCGGCCAGTTTATCTGGATAGCTGGCTACCTGGAGGGCCGATTCGGTCGCAGGGATGGCGAGTATGAATAAAAAACAGCCAAACGATTCAGCGACCTATTGACGCGCTCGCGCTGACCGGGTAACGTGAACCACGTAGACACAAGAGGCGGTAAACATCCGCAAGTCTGGCCCCGCTTAGGGGCATTTACAAAGGGGTTATGATGCAGTACAAAATCATACTCACGGCAAGAAAAATGGGCGGCTTTTGCAAGTCCTGCATTCAAGAGTTTAGCATGACGATTGAAGCGAACGACACCGCCGACGCGGTGGAGAAAGCAAAAAAGCAATCCGGAGTCAATCTGGATACGCATAAAATCAACATCAACTACATAAGGGAAGTCAATCAATGTTAACTCTGATTATTGCTTTTTTAATGCTGTTCATAGGCTATCACGTTGGCGCGGCTCATCTTGTCGAGCGCCTTTCAAAGCGGGTACATGAAGGCACATTTGCGGCCATGATGTACAATAAGAAAACGGCGCGTTGGGAAAAAAATTGGCGATCCGGATGGTATCGCAAAACGAATTGCGTTTTCGCCGCTCCCGTATGTTGACTGTGAGCCTTTTGCATCACTTCAGAAAACACTGAAGCGGCGTAACAAACTGATATGAACATAACCCGCTTCGGCGGGTTTTTTTGTTCCTGCAATCTGGTATACTCGCAACTCAACACAGAAGGAGGATTAACAATGTCTGAAGAACGCAAAAAACGCGTAACGAAATCGCACTTCGAAGGCAATTTCAAGGCGCTGTACGAAAAAGATTTTGGCGTAGTGCTGGGGAGAACCGCCGAAATGACGCCACAACAATTCTTCGAGATCGCGAAGGGTTATTTCCAGTGGGCCGAAGAAAACGCCATCAAGGCTGCGGAAACCGCCACTTTCCAGGGAGACGTTAACGAGTGGGGCGTGAATAAGCCGCGCATTTTCACGATCACAGGGTTAAGCCTGTTTTGCGGCGTGAACCAGTCAACGCTTGTACGCTATCGCCACGACCCGAACTATGCCCCGGTCATGGAGTTTATCGACTCTGTAATCTATGAGCAGAAATTCCAGCTTGCTGCCGTCGGCATGATTAACGCTTCGTTCGTCGGTAAGGAAATGGGGATCGATAAGCCTGCTGTTCTCAACATTGACGCCGTGGCGGGCAACAAGAACGAGATCACCGATGAAGTATTGGAGAAGGCTGTTAGTAACATTCTGGACAAGATTTAAGGGCCGATCATGAATGACGAAATGATTATTTGGGAAGACCTGAAGCCAGCCGATAAGCTGGCAATCAAGGCATTGAGCACGCGCAACTTTTCGCTATTCCTGAAGATCTGGTTTCAGATTATCCAGGGCGAAAAGCTGATGTGGAACTGGCACCACTCCTACTTTTGCCACACGGTAGATGAGATCATCGCCGGGAAGCGAAAAAGCACGATCGTAAACGTTGCGCCGGGTTCGACGAAAACCGAAGCGTTTTCTATCCACCTCGCGCCGTATGCGTATCTCAAGTGCCGGAAGGTTCGAAACCTTCAGATCTCGCAGGGTGACGCCCTGTCAAAAGGCAACTCGGATCGCGTGATTAAGATCTTCTCATCAAGCGAGTGGCAGGAGCTATGGCCATCAAAGTTCGGGCGCAAGCAGATCGATGAATTTCAGGTGATGGACGATAACGACCGCGTAAGGCTGGAAATGGTCTCCCGTTCGTCCGGCGGCCAAATCGTCGGTAAGCGTGGCGGGTACATGACGCCAGGGTTTAGCGGCCTAATCGCGCTGGATGATATCGACAAACCGGATGATATGTTCTCGAAGGTGAAGCGTGAGAAAAACCACGTTCTGCTGAAGAACACCATTCGATCCCGTCGAGCGAAGAAGAAGAAGGGTGACGAAACGCCAATCCTTTCCGTGCAGCAGCGATTGCACGCGCAGGATGCTACCTGGTTCATGATGAGCGGCGGCATGGCCATCGACTTCGATCGGATTGTTATCCCGGCGATGGTAACGCGAGAATATGGCGAATCGCTTCCTGACTGGTTGCGACCTGAGTTCGAACGCGACGTGCTTTCCGGCCCGTCGGTGGTCATTGACGGCGTAGAATACTGGTCATTTTGGGAGGACAACGAATCGATCGAGAACCTGGTTGCCTTGCGCGAGGCCGATCTTTATACGTTCCTTTCGCAGTATCAGCAGGAGCCAATCGCCCTGGGTGGAAACGTGTTCAAGTCGGAGTGGTGGCGCTATTACGGCGATTCCGACAAGGCGCACGAGCCGCGCCCGGACAAGTTCGAATATACGTTCATCACGGCGGACACCGCGCAGAAGGTCAAGGAGCTAAACGACTACTCTGTAATGTGCTATTGGGGCAAGTATCGGGATCGCGTCTACTTCATTGACGGAATTCGCGGAAAATGGGAAGCGCCAGATCTCCGCGTTCAGGCCGAAGCATTCATCAAGCAGTGCTGGCGTCGGAACAAGGAGTGCGGAAACCTTCGCCGGATCTACATCGAAGACAAGGCGAGCGGTACAGGTCTAATCCAGGATTTAACGAAGGCGGTAAACGGCATGGGCGAGATCGTCCCGGTGCAGCGCGATAAAGATAAGGTCACTCGCGCTATGGATGCACAACCAATCATCAAGGGTGGGCGTGTCGTGCTGCCTGACAATCACCCATTCGTTGCAGAGCTTGAGGCGGAGATGAGCGCGTTTACATATGACGATTCTCATCCACACGATGATATTTGCGACAACGTGTTTGACGCCGCAAACCTGGAAATGAACCTGAGCGACGATCCGGTAGAGCGAATGAAACGCCTTGCGGGATTGAAAAAGCTGGGTCGCTAATACATAATGTGGGCCTGACGGCCCACACTTAAACAAGGTTGAAATATGAATAACATTAAGATGGACGACTATAATCAAATCTTTAATGGTGGCGCTGGTTATGCGTCAACCCTCGCGTCTATCGCGGCAAGATTTGGAACAATGTCGCAGGTTGAAGAGTTCTATCATGAAAACGGCATGGCGAAGAAAATCGTTGACGTGATCCCGGAAGAGATGGTCGCTCCCGGCTTCCAGCTAAACGGCATTTCAGATAACACCAAGTTTCAATCGGAATGGGACGGGTTAAATCTGGAGCCGCAAATCACCGATGCTCTTTGCTGGGCGCGGCTGTATGGTGGCTCCTACGTCCTGGCGATGGTTAACGATGGTCGCGCGTTGACTTCGGCGGCGAAGCGGGGTAAGCCGCTCGAATCGATCGTTGTTTACGACCATGATTCCGTTTCCGTCGCAGAGGAGGAAACCAGCCCACGAAGCCCACGATTCGGAAAGCCTAAAATGTACGAGGTGAAGCCGCTAAACGGCGGGCAGCCGTTCAAGGTGCATTATACCCGTATGCACTACATCGACGGCGAGCGAGTAACCAACAAGGTGCGCCAGCTAAATAATGGCGCTGGTGGTTCGGTGCTGAACAAGTCGATCATTGAAGCGATTCTTGACTACGATTATTCGGAATATCTGGCAACGCAGCTACTGAAGCGCAAGCAGCAGGGCGTTTGGAAGGCGAAAGGTCTGGCGCTAATCTGCGACGACAAAGAAGGCGAGTACGCCGCCAGGTTGCGCATGGCGCAGGTTGATGCTAATTCCGGCGTCGGAAACACGATCGGCATTGATGCCACCGATGAAGAGTACACCGTTATTAACTCTGATATTACTGGCATCCCTGAGTTCCTTTCCGCTAAAATGGATCGGATTGTCGCCCTGTCAGGCATTCATGAGATCGTGCTAAAAAACAAAAACACTGGTGGCGTAAGCGCAAGCCAGAACACGGCGCTACAGACGTTCTACAAACTGGTTGACCGCAAGCGCAATGACGATTACAAGCCGCTGTTAGAATTCCTGTTACAGTTCATCGTAACGGAGGAGGAATACAGCGTCGAGTTCGAACCGTTGTCGCTGCCTACCGATGCGGAGAAAGCGGATATCTTCCAGAAGAACGCCAACGCGGCTCGCGGCCTCGTTACCGACCAGGTTATTGACGCCAACGAAGCGCGTGATACTCTGTCGGCGTTGATTCCAGAACTGAAGCTAAAAGGCAACGCACCGAAACAGAAAAAACTTCCGGATCGCGCCGCTGGTTCAGGCAGCACACAAAGCGCAGAGATCTTAAATAACACGGAGGCGGATGATGAAAGTTAACGGCAGAATCCCAAACTGGCGTTATCCTGAAGCAAGCGAGCGGGAATTGTCCCGCTCCATGCAGGACGCGGTGACAGAACTCGTGGTAGAGATGCGGGATCGCTTAGATCGCCTTAAATTTGACGCCACGGCGGAGGAAATCAGCCAGGCGGAAGACGATATCAGCGAATCGGCCATCGTGTTCTTTTCCGCCGTAATTGCGGCTCTTGCCTCCATTGGGTTGACCATCTATAGATTCAATTCTAAGCAGTGGCTTGCAATTGCGATCGCGGCTGGCGGGCGGAACAACGAATCAGTTATGCGCCTTAAAGAATTCGGCGCTGGCGGGTATGAAGACTGGTATCAGGAAGCGCTGAAAAAGTGGCAGGATTCCGCCGAATCGTCGATCAGGAAGTTAGCAAGCGATATCGTTGCTGACTGGACGACGAAAGTTAGAACCGCCAACAACATCGGCAAGTCTCGCAAGCAGATCGATGAAATTATCGAAGGCCGATACGCCATTTATGGTAGTTGGTCGCGCAACCGGGCAAGCGGAATCATCGGAACTTTTAACAGTATGTTGATGATGCAGCGCCTGAAAGATGCTAAAGTATCGCATTACTTTTGGTTCGGGATGATGGACGACCGCGAGCGCGAGAGCCATATCAAGCTAGAAGGTAAGCGACGCCCCGTTAATGGTGACGGCATTTTCCCAGGCGAAGAATATCAATGCAGATGCTGGGCGTGCCCGGAATTCGAAAATATTGAGGGTTAGCATGGATTGGAATAATGTATTCACCTATGATGATGGATTACTTAGATGGAGGGGTAAGCCTTCTAATAACGTTGAGGCTGGAGATGTTGCGGGATGTTTTGATGGTGATGGATACAGAGTTGTTACAATAAAGCCAAAGCAGTACAAGCAACATCGAATTGTATGGGAGATGCATAACGGGCCAATCCCCGAAGGAATGGAGATCGATCATGAAAATCACGTAAGAAGCGATAACAGAATCGAGAACCTGAGACTTGTGACAACAAAGCAGAATAAGCGCAATTACACAAGGCTAAGGAATAACACTTCCGGGGTAACTGGCGTCAGTTGGCACAAATCTTACGAAAAGTGGCAAGTGACAATTTACGACAATCACGGAAAGCGAGTGTACCTCGGAAGGTTTTCTGACTTTGACGAGGCGGTTAAGGTTCGCAGAGAAGCAGAAAAGTTATATAATTACCACCCTAATCACGGAGATAAAAAATGAAAAGAGTTCAAAGGTTCGATACGGTAAAGGTAAAGGCCCGATTCGATGAAAACGGCTTCCTGGTTGACACTCCAATCGTGGCGCGTATCGGTGCGCAGACGTATCAGACACCAACCGGGCCGCGAGTCGAGTTCCGCCCGCGTTCTGAGGTGTTTGATGCTGAATCGCTGGCTTCATACCAGGGTAAGCCGATCACTTTGGGTCACAAGATGGTGAACGCGCAGAACGCAAAGGGCCTGGTTGTTGGCTCGTGCTCCGGCGCTGGCAAAGAAGAGGGGATCGGCGTTCTTGTTCCGGTGATGATTTACGACGGCGAGTCAATCGAGCAAGCCAAAAAGCGCGTAGCGGCTGAGTTATCCGTGGGCTACACTTCGGTAGATATCGATCGCAAAGGTTGGGGTAATAACGCAACTGGCGAATATTATTTCGATGAAGACCTGCCGGAAAACTTCGAAGAGATGAAAAACGATTCCGTCTCTGATTGGGTTCGCTTTGATGCGGTGCAAACGAAGATTCGCGTAAATCATGTGGCGCTTGTATTCCGTGGGCGTGCCGGGATTGCGAAATTAAATCTTGATAGCGAACAAGAATTCCCCTATGATGACGACTCAAACCACAAAGGAGCAAAAACAATGATCATTAAAATTGACGGCGTAGATGTGGAAGTGGCCGATAACGTAGGCGCTTACATTGCCAAACTAGACGCGCAAGTTGCATCGGCAACCAGTCAGGTAACGAACATCACCGCAGAGCGTGACGCGCTTCAGGCCAAAGTTGATGGCATTGAAGATGAAGTTGCCGCCCGCGTTGCTAAAATCAAAGCCGACGAAGACGCAAAACAGAAAGTTATCGCGGTTGTTTCTGCCGCTGGCGTCAAGTGCGACGGCCTGGACGTTAAAGCGATGAAAGTTGCTTACATCAAAGAGGTAGACGGTCGTGATCTGTCTGATAAAGAAGATTCGTACATCGACGCTTCTTTTGACTTTATCGCCAACTCTGATAAGATGGCTGGCAACCGCTCGAAAGTCTTTGGCAAGAAAGAAGACGGCGAGCAGAAAGATAAAGGCGGCTTACCGAAACTTGACGGCACCGAAATCATCGACCCGCAGGCAAAATTCCGCCGCTAATAATTTGCGGCCTTCGGGCCGCTACCAGACCAAATAAACAGGAGATTCAAAATGGCACAGATTCCAGCTTCTTATTCCCGCAAGCGTGATATTGCTGTAGCGGGGCAGATCGCTGATACGTCGCTTTATAATATCGATGGCACTTGCGTTGCTAAAGGCGATATCAAGGCTGGCGTACTGGTGGCTTCCACTGGCGCAGTTTCCAATGGCCACAAGGTCGTTAAGCCAGCAACCGCAGCGAGCGACGTCATTGTAGGCATCGCGCAGTTCTCGCAAGTCTACTCGCCTGAAGGCAAGTATGACGATGAGAGCGCGGTTAACGTTATGACTCATGGCCGCATTTGGGCGATCGCAGACGCCACTGTTACTGAAGAAGATTGCGTGTTCGGTTCTTTCGCCACCTTTACCGCCAATGGCACCGTAGCGAAAGGTGATGCCGGGGTTATCAAAACTGGCTACAAACACACTGGCGAATACACCAAAAACGCAGATGGCACTGTTCTGGTGAAAGTTCAGGTGCTTCAGGGTGCGGTGGCTCCAGTGGCTGCAACTGGCGACGCTGGCGTATAATAAATGGTGGGGCTTCGGCCCCATTTTTGCACCAGAAAAAAACCTTTGACGGCTTAACGATTCGTGATATTCTTCATCTCGTTAAGCCAAATAAACAAACAGGAGTTTTTCAGATGACTATGAAATTAGATGCATTCGAACAGAGTGCCATTAAGGTCGCAATGCAGGGCATGGGCGTAGACGCCGCAAAACTGGATGCTTACGGTATCTGGACTGTTAAGCAGATGACTCAATTACTGAATCGACAGTATGAGCAGGCATACCCGCAGACCAGCGCACTTGAGCTTTTCCCGGTAACTACCGAGATCTCGCCGACCGCCCGCCGCTTTGAGTGGCTCGAATTCGATGGCGTAACTTCTGCGAAAATTATCGCCGATTACACCGACGATCTGCCGACCGTTGAAGCGATGGCGAAAGAGAAGTCAGGGAAAGTTTTCCGCCTGGGTAACGCGTGGTTTATTTCCATCGACGAAATTAAAACTGGCGCGGCGCTGGGTTCCAGCCTGAGCGATCGCAAAGCAACTCTGGCCCGCGAAGGTCATGAGACGCTCGTTAATGATCTGGTGTTCAAAGGCTCCGCTCCTCACGGCATCGTTAGCGTTTTCAACCATCCGAACATTAACCGCATGACCGCCAGCGCGGCTTGGGGCGATGACGCAGCAGCGGCTGAAAAGGCATTCGAAGATCTGGAAGACCTGCTAAACATGATCGAAGAAACTACGCTGGGCCGCCATCACGCGACCAACATCGTAATTCCTCCGTCTAAGCGTCGTCTTCTGACGAAAAAGATGCCGGACACTAGCGGCGACTCTTATCTGACCTGGTTCACCAAGAACCACCCGAACATCACCATTACGGCGATGGCGGAGCTGGAAGATATTGACGGCGCAGACACAAAAGGCGTGCTGGCATACGAAAAAGACCCAATGAACATGAGCATCGAGATCCCTGAGCGGTTCAACATGCTGCCGATGCAGCCGAAAGACCTGCATTTCAAAGTTCCGTGCACCTCCAAATGCACTGGTCTCATCGTTTACCGCCCGCTGACTATTGCGATTCTCACCGGGATTTAATCAAAAAGCGCCTTCGGGCGCTTTTTTATTGCATTGCATCATACGATGTGCTTTAATTTGAAACCTAAAGTAAACCAATGGAGCATTAACAATGGCCAGTAAAAAAGAAACCGTAGAAACCGTAGAAACCGTCGAAACCGTAGAAACCACCAGTGCCGAACAGGCGTCGCAGGTTGTTCAACTACAAAACGTTGGTGCATGTGCAATTCGCTATAAAGGCAAAAATTACGTCTATGAGCAGGTTTTTGAAGTGCCGGAAAACGAAATCGACCGCTTCCGCCACGAAATCTTCAAAGGCCGGGTCGAATTCTACGACAACCCGAAACGCACGCGCGAATACATCGCAGCAGTGAAGGCGAAAGCGAAAGAGATCGTGCAGCCTAAAAGCGCGGAATGACAAAAACCAACAAAGGGCGCTTCGGCGTCCTTTTTCATATCAGGAGATCGACCATGAGTTACACAATTCAAGATGTGATCGATAAAATGCGCAGCCTTGCACCTCCGCTTAAAGAAGTTCCAGATGAACTGCTGTCTGCGTGGGTTGTACTTGCCGAAGAGTTCGTTTGCAAATCCAGGTTCGGAGATTCCATTGTTACGGCGATCGCATTGATGACCATGCACCTAATGTTTTTGGATGGCGCGATGAAGCAAGAAGGCGAAAGCCTGGAATCTTACACGCAGCGAGTGGCATCGTTCACCCTGACCGGGGAGTTTTCCCAAACATTCGATCGCGTATCGGCGTCAAGCGACAACGAAATGCTTTCTACGCCGTGGGGCAAAATGTACTGGCGTATGCTCAAGATGCGCGGCGGCGGCTTCGGCCTTCTTACCGCCGGGAACGTTCGCCGCTGCGGAATTGGTAGGTGATCGCTATGAACTACAAACAAATCCAGGCGCGCGCAAGCGCGGGCATTAAGTTTTTCAGTGACGCTGACGGCGTATTCAACAAGTACACGAAAGGCGCTGGCGGCGGAATCGATCCGGAAACCGGGGAAGATATCATTCCTGGTGAGGTGGTAACGACAGTCAAGGGCGCGATCAGGGATGTAAATGACCGTGACATTAACGGCGAAACCATCCTCGCTGGCGACAAGCGCGGGTTCTTCACTCACGATGTGCCAATCATGGAGGGTGACGAAATCGAAGTAGACGGTGAGCGATATCGCGTGGTTAATGCCCGCCCGGTGAAACCAACGGGAACCGTTGTCGCCTACCGTCCAGTTTTACGCAGGGTGGCGACTTATGGCTAATTATACGATCCGGGAGTTCACAGGGGCAATTGATGCATGGTGTAAGGCCGCTGGTGATGCGCTGGAGGACGTTGTAAGATTTACGTGTGAAGATATTCACCGCGACCTTGTAATGCGTTCTCCGGTGGATACAGGGCGCTTCCGTGGTAACTGGCAAATCACCTTTAACCGCGCCCCGCTTTACGCGATTAACGCATATGACCAAACTGGCGAAAAGACGATCCAGAACGGCAAAGCCAACATTGCACTATACGCAAAAGGGGCTGGGATCACTTCGATCTGGTTCAGTAACATGCTAATCTATGCGAACGCGCTGGAATACGGCCATTCAAAGCAGGCTCCCAATGGCGTTATGGGAGTTGTTGCGATCCGGTTGGGCGTTTATGTTACTGAGGCAATCAAGCGAGCGAGGGCTAAAAATGCATTATGAAATGGCGTTAAAATGCAAGGCGGCGGCGGCTAAGTATGCCGCCGATGTCGGACTACAGATCGCGGGTGATAACGTTGATTTTAAGCCACCAAAACACGGTGAAACTTATCTCAAATTCTCCTACGTAGAAGCGGATTCCAGATCTGTCAGCCTTTCCAGAACTTGCCGCGTTTATCTGGCTATGGTGCAGATTGACGTTGTTTTCAAGCCTGGGATCGGAACCGACACCGCGCGGCTAATCGCGCAAAACGTTGCAAAATATTTCCCTGAAGGTAAAATCTTAGGCGACGATAAATTAGATCTTTACGTAAGTGAGTGGGCGGAAGTGTACGGTGTTCAAAAACATGAAACAGGCTGGTTCTTCCCGGTTCGCTTTACGGTAAGGTGTGAACAAATGGAGGCGAGCGGTTATGCACTTACCTAACGGGAGTAAGATTTTTATTGAGGCCAGCAACGAGAGGGAGTACGATTTTAAGTGGCTTGATACAACTGATGTTGGCATCCCGGATACTTTTGTTTTCGTGCTTAATCAGGCGGCTGGTGTTAGCGCTTTTGGTGTTGGCGATATCGTAGTAATCACCGAGTGCGACAACAAGCTGATCGAGGGTAATGTATACTCGATCCGCTCTGTTAATGGGGATGTTTCGAGGGTTAGGGTATGGCCGGAGTACCGAGCCAATGATTTGCCAGTTGGTCAGTACATTCCATCGCCCGGAAAGGTTCGTCGCATTTCATCCTGGGCGGAACTGCCTTGCGTGCAGTCAATCGACAAGGAAGGAAACGAGCAAAACTGGTATACTTACCAGTGCCTTGACAGCGGAAGGGAGGAGCGGCAGAAGACGACAAAATCAGCGCTGTTTATGTCTTATACAATGGCTCACGATCCGGGAAATCCGGCGTATGATATCATGAAAGCACATGAGCGAGATAAGTCATTAATGGCTATGTATATGCACATACCAAGAGCAAAAGAGAACCGCTATTGGTCTGGCAACGTCTCGTTCGATGACATTCCGTCAACGACGGTAAACGAAATGGAGACAGTGGCGCTACGCATGGCGATTCGTGGCGCTTATAATTTCTTGCCATCCAGCTAACTAGCGGGCATAATGGCGTTGTTAAACTTTCATCAAAACAGGAGTATTCAACATGCATTTACCAAACGGTGCAAAGGTCTTCTTTGAGAAGGATCGCGGTGCGACGATTCCGTTTACCGCAATGACCAACGACGCGAAAAATCCAAGCATCACAGTGGCGGACGGCAAGCTGAAGGTGAAAGATATTGTGATCTTCACCGATTGCACCTGGGGCGACTTCGTTAACAAGGTGGCTCGCGTAAAAGCAGTGACATCAGGTGTGGCAACGCTGGAAGAGTTCGACACCTCCGACACTAACAAGTATCCGGGCGGCGCAGCCACTGGTAACGTGAGCGTGATCACTGATTGGGTCGAATTGCCTTGCATTCAGGATTTAGGTAAAGACGGCAACGAACAGCAGTTCTATAACTATCAGTGCCTTAGCGATGAGCGCGAGCAATCCGAACCTACTTACAAGTCGGCGGTGACGCTTAACTACACGTTTGCGCACGATTACAGTAACGCGATCTACCCTGTGTTGCGTTCAGCCGACGCCAGCAAGCAGGCGAGAGCGATGTACATGTATATCCCGCGAGCTTCCGAGGTTCGTTACTGGTCTGGAATTGCATCTTTCGATGACATTCCTTCTACGGCTGTTAACGAGATGGAAACGGTAACGCTTAGCATTGCGCTTAAAGGTGCTCACGTCTTCCTTCCGGTTGCCGTGTAATTAAATGGCGGGGCTTGTGCCTCGCCTTTTTTTGTGCATAATAGCGACTAACACAAACCAATCAGGAGTTAACAAAATGGCTAAATTCAAAATTCAAATCGGCGGCAATCTCCCTTCTTTCAAGCTGCCTGTAACCTTCACTTGCCCCGACGGAAAGGAAGCAACCATCACCATGACCGTAAAACACCGCTCCACCGATGAGATGAAAGACTTTTATGAGAGCGAAGATAAAGCGCCAAAGGGTAACGCCGAGTTTATCCGCTTTATGGCCGAAGGCTGGGATCTTGATGATGAGTTCAACGACGAAAACATTTCCTGGCTTTGCTCACACTTCCCGGCATTTGTCATGGCGCTGCCGCAAACTTACATGGCCGCGCTTGCGGGCCACCGTGCAAAAGTTTAAGGCGGGCTGTTTATCTCACGCTTCAGCCTGAGCTAACCGATCGCCAGCTTGCCGAGTACGGGTTAAGGCGATCGGACTATGAAGCAGATCTTGAAACGATCTATTTTGATGAGCAGACCGCCCAAAGCTGGCAGCTATTCCAGGCCATGCAAACGCAGTGGCGAATCGGGATGAATGGCCCGACGGGGCTTGACTATAATACGTTGCCTCTGCTGTTCGATTTGTATAAAATCGACAATCGAGAAGCGGCATTACTTGACTTGCAAATCCTGGAGGGTGAATACCTGAAGGAGATTTACAAGAAATCCAAATAAGCGCCTACGGGCGCTTTTTTCATATGGGGGCTAAACATGGCTGATAAAGTAGCTGGGTTGACGTTTGGCGTTGACGTTTCGCAGGTTGACAAAGCGGTACGATCACTCGCAGAACTGAAAAACCAAAGCCAGCAAACGGGCGCTGGCCTACAGTCACTTGCGGACGCTGAAAGGCGGGCCACGGCGCAGACCGAGGAAATGAACCGCGCGTTGCAGCGCCAGAAGCAAGAGACAGATAAATCAAAAACCAGCTTTAGCAGGATCGCAAGCGCCATCGATCCCACGATCTCAAAAATGGCCAACTTGCGCAAAGCTACAGAAGAACTTGATAAGGCGTGGGCTTTGGGGCTTGTTCCAGATAAGGAATTTTTCCGCCTGGGAGCCATCATTGAATCCACGACCAACAAGCTACGGCGGCAGCAGGCAGCGCTAACCGAAGAAGGTCGCGCAGCAATCGCAGAGGCTGAGGCGAAACAGAAGGCAACCAACGCCGGGCGTGATTTTGTCGCCAGCCTGAAACAGCAAGCAGACTCGATCGGCAAGACTCGCGCAGAACTGCTGGAAATGAAGGCGGCACAATTAGGCGTTTCAACTGAAGCGGCACCGTTCATTAACGCCCTGAAGCAGCAAGAGCAGGCGTTAAAGAAACAGCAGAATGCTATGGGGCTTGCTGGAATTTCAGCAGGTCAATATAAAATGGCGATGCGCCAACTTCCGGCACAGATCACTGACGTAGTAACGTCTCTTGCTTCCGGGATGCCAGTATGGTTAGTGGCTATTCAGCAAGGCGGGCAAATCAAGGATAGCTTCGGCGGTATCGGGAACACGTTCAAAGTTTTGTTGAGCTACATTAACCCGCTAACAGTTGGCGCGGTTGCTTTAGGTGTTGCTCTTGCGGCCATCGCCAAAGCTGGGTACGACTCCTGGAAGTCACAGCGAGATCTAGCGAATGCATTGGTGCTGACTGGTGGTTATGCTGCAACAACTACCGGGCAAATCACCGCCCTAACCGATGAAATCAACAAAACATCATCGGCTACTGTCGTAAGCATTCAGGCGATCGCAACGTCACTGGCTCAATCTGGAAAATACAGCATTAACCAGATTAAGGCGATCACGAAGACTACGGCGGAATGGTCGGCGCAGACCGGGGAAAGCGAAAAGACCATCACTGGTTACTTTGACTCTATCGCAAAGGATCCGGTTAAGGGGCTTGCCGATCTGAATGAGCAGTTTAATTTCCTGAAGGAAGGGCAGCTAACCTACATCGAATCTTTGCGTAAAACCAAAGGTGAGACGGCAGCAGCGGAAGCGGCAACGAAACTCTTTGCTGACACGATGGATAAGCGCCTGAAGGATATCGCAGACAGCGCAACGCCGCTTGAAACGATGTGGACTGACATTAAAAAGTGGGCCGCAGACTCCTGGAAGTGGGTAGGCGATCACACCGTAGGCGCGTTAAACCTTATCGTTGACACGGTTTCATCCATCATCAACGTTATCAGGAAACTGATTACGGATGGTGACGCCATGATCGCACAATTCATCGTTGATGCTGGTAGGCAGTTGCAGAAAGTGCCGAGCTTGGGTGACTTTGGGAATGATTTTCTTGCACAGCAAGAACAGCTAATCAAGGATTCCAAAGCTAAATCAGCGGAACTGGCGAAGACCATTGCGGAGCAGCAGGCAAGGATCGCGAAAGGCGAGATGGGTTACATCGACGCGGCCAAAAACAAAAACGTTTCCGGCGGTTACAGCAGCGCGACAAAGGATAAGGTGAATCAGGAAGAAAAGGATATCCTGAAGAACCGAAACGCCAGGAAGGAGCAGGCCGACGCCGGGGTTAAGATCGATGAGCAGTATCAGTCAGAATTGCTGTCATTGCAGGCGCAGTTGAAAGTATTGCAGCAGCACAAAGGGCTTGACGACAAAATCAGCCAGCAGCGCAAAGACTACTTTACCACCGTCGCAAAATTCCAGGTGCTGGAAGAAGCGAGCGCCAAGCGTAAGCTGACGCAGAGCGAAAAGCAGATGTTAGCCAATAAGCAAAACATCATCGCTATGGCGGAACAGAAAGCGATCGTGGGCGATCAGATTGTCCGGCAGCAGCGCCTGAACGCCTTGCTTGACAAGTCGGTGAAGTATCAGAACCAGATGGCCGAGAAGACGAAAGCGCTTCAGGATACCGCCGGGATGGGTAGTAAGCAGCAGGAGCGATATAGAGCGAATGCACAAATGTCGGCAGACTGGATTAATAGCGGCGGCTCGCTTGACGACGCCCAATTTAAGCAGATGCAGGCAGCAAGCGACAAGTTCTATGCGCAGCAGGATGCGCAGATGCTTGACTGGAAAGCGGGATTCACGCATGCCTGGGCTGACATTGGCAACGAAGTTAATGACGTGTACTCCAATATCGGGAGCATCACCCAAAACGCATTTAACGGAATGGCTACTGTGCTAACTGATTTTGTCATGACGGGTAAGGCCAGCTTCAGCGACTTCGCAAAAAGCGTTATTAATGACATTACCAGCATGCTAATCAAAATGGCGCTGTTCAATGCAATGTCTGCTGCGTTCGGCGGCGGCGGTACGTTCAGCTTCGCCAGCATGTTCAGCAAAGGGTTCGCCAACGGCGGCTATACTGGCAACGGTGGCAAGTACGAACCTAAAGGCGTTGTGCATGGCGGCGAATTCGTCTTTACCAAAGAGGCGACCAGCCGATTAGGGCCGGAAAATTTATACAGGCTGATGCGTGGCTATGCTTCCGGCGGTCTGGTAGGCTCTAACGGTTCTTCAGGATCTGGTGTGACGAATGGCGGTAATGTTGCGGCATCGGCAGCAATGGTGTTTAGCATGGGTGACGTGAACATCACAATGGGTTCCGGTCAGGATAGCAAGGGCTTAGAGCAGGGAGTAAGGCAGATCGTGAATGATATGTTCACGGAGGCACTGAGCCAAAACGGACGCATTGCGAAATACGTAAACGAGAAAACGAGGGGTTAACAGTGGATTCTTTTTCATGGTGTACTCAAATTCAAGGAGGGGCGGCGAAAGTCGCCGTTTCCAACAACGTGCGAGCGGTTAGTTTCGGTAACGGATACATCCAGACTGCATCGAGTGGCATCAACACAAAGCGCCGAACGGTTCCGATAGTTTATGGCGGGAGGGATTGGGAGGCGGTTTATGATTTTTGCCAGGATCACGTGACGAAGCCCTTTGTCTGGAAGTCACCAGATGGAAGAATGGGTGTATTCGTCGTAACGGCAGACTCTTTGAATCTCGCGCCGATGGGTGGCGGGGTGTATGAGGTAACGGCGGAGTTTTCCGAAAGGTTCACTTCTGCCGGATAGCACAAAGCGCCCTTTACGGGTGCTTTTTTTTGGCCTATGATCTGGAGTCGACAAGAGGAGGAAATTTATATGACAACTAACGTTTCAAAAGAGTTTGCGAACTGCTTGCAAAAGCTGTTCCCCGGCGAGATCTTAACGCTGATTGACATTGACGCCACGAAGTTCGGCGGGCAGGTATACCGATTCCACAACGAGAATATCGCCTACTCAACCGAAGAACTTTTGGCGGCGGTTAACGGCGGCACGCTGAAACCGAAGGCGATCACGTTTCGCGGTGAGCAATACGGCCCACGCCCGTTCGGGATCGGCGGGATTGCAATGTCGAGTGACGGCACGGTAGAAAAGCCAACGCTGACGGTTAGCAATATTGATGCGCAAGCGAGTGCTCTTATTCGCTCCTACAACGGCCTAATGCAAGCGAAAGTTACGGTATGGGTTTTGGTCAAGGATTTGCTGAAAGAAGATGGTAGCGTCGCTGAGGGCGATTTTCGGCGGTTCGTTTACTATATCGAAAGACCTAAACAGGTTGACCCGCAGAAAGCTACGTTTGAGCTAACATCCGTATTCGATATGGATGGATTGATGATCCCGGCCCGACAGACTCAAACCGTTTGTTATTGGGCGCAACGCGGCTGGTACAAAACCGGGAAGGGATGCGGCTACAACGGGCAAAACGGATACTTTGACAAATTAGGAAATAGGGTGGATGATCCCAGTCAGGATGTTTGCGGTGGCCTTGTTTCGTCGTGCAGATTGAGGTTCGGTAATGAGGCTTTAGATTTTGGCGGTTGCGCTACTGCAACCTTGAAAAGCGGACGGTAATATGTTAAATCCAAAAATCAAAATGCAGATCATGCAGCACGCGAAGGAAGTTTACCCGTATGAGTGCGCAGGGCTGGTGACGCAGAAATCACGCGTGCAGAAGTATCACCGACTCGATAACGTTTCGCCGGATCCTGAGAACGAATCAATGCCGGACGAAACACAGTACGCGCTGGCGTCACTGGAAGGCGAGCCGATCGCCTTCGTTCACTCCCACACTGGCGACGGGGCAACCACCGTTCCGAGCGCCACAGATTTATGCTTCTGTGATGAATCTGGTTTGTCGTGGGTTATTGTGTCGATTCCAGAAGGCGATATGCGGATTATCGAGCCGAAGCGCAGGCCTCTGATTGGTCGCCCCTGGGCTTTGGGCGCTTATGATTGCTACGGCCTGGTGATGGATTTTCACAAGCGCCACGGCGTCACACTGACTGACCGACGCCTGCCGTTCGAATGGTGGAAGCCGGAATACAAAGAGGATCTTTACCGCGACTACTGGCGAGAAGATGGATTCATCGAAAACACTGGCGATCCAGAAGTCGGAGATATGATCATCTTCCAGCTTCAGGCAGACAAGTGGAATCACGCTGGGATTTACGTTGGAAACAACAATATCCTGCATCACGCCTTCGGCAAGCTATCCCGCCGCGATATCTATTCCGGGTGGTATGAGCAGCACAAGGTTTTAATTTGCAGACATAAGGATCTTAAACATGGCATCACATACAAAGACGATTAAACTTTCCGGCTCCCTTGGGCGTCGGTTCGGTGTCTTCCATAACCTCGCGGTCGATTCAGTCGGCGAATGCATCCGGGCGCTATCCTACCAGGTAGAGGGGTTCAAAGCCTTCATGCAGAGCAAGGTTGGTTCTAACATGCGCTTTGGTATCGTCGCGGACGGAAAACCAATCAGCACGAATGACTTTGCAACGTTCGCCGTAGCTAAGGAGATCCGAATCATCCCCATCCCGAAGGCCAGAAAGAACGGCGGATTGTTGCAGATCGTTATCGGCGCTGCGATTATGGTTGCAGCCTTCTTCACTGGCGGTGCATCACTGGCGGCAATGGGGGCGTTTTCATCGGCGGCGTTTATGGCTGGTGGCGCAATGGTCTTGGGTGGCGTAATGCAGATGATTGCACCGCAGATGGGCGGCAACATGCGAGCGAGCGAGTCGCCGGAAAACAAACCATCGTATGCTTTCGGCGGGCCGATTAACACCACGGCAGCGGGTTATCCAATCCAGTTGCCATACGGTTACAGATTGGCTGGCGGTGCGCTGTTCGGTTCAGGATCTTACGCCGAAGACAACAACTAATTAAGCGATTCGCTTTTTAGCCTGGGGGCATAGCCTCCGGGCTTTTTGTCGTGTACAATTGCAAAACTATTAACAGGAGGCTAAACGATGACTAATATCAAGGCCCGCAAGGGCGGTTCCAGCAAGACGCGAACCCCGGTAGAAATGCCTGATAACCTGATCTCGAAAGACAAGATTAAGTTATTGCTGGCCGTTTCTGACGGTGAAGTAGTGGATGACTTCAGCCTGAAGCAGTTGCATTTCGGCGGCGTTCCGGTTCAGAACGAAGACGGGAGCTATAACTATGAGGGCGTAATTGCAGAATTTCGCCCCGGTACGCAAACGCAGAATTACATCCAGGGCTTCAGTGAATCAAGTGCTGAATTCCAGGTTGCACGCGACGTTACCTTTAACACGCCGTACACTCTGACGGTATCGAACAAGAATCTTTCTGCTATCCGCTTCCGCCTGTTATGGCCCCGCGTGCTGACGCAAAAAGATAATGGCGATATGGTCGGTTCGGTCGTTGAGTACAAGATCGAAATGGCGGTTGACGGTGCGAGCTATCAAACCTACTTGACCGACAAAATCGACGGTAAAAACACGACTGGCGGTTACGATCGCAGTATTCGCGTCAACTTGCCGCAAGACTTCACGTCGCAGGTGCTTATCCGTGTAAGCCGAATTACGCCGGACGCTGACGGGGTGAAGGTGGTCGATGCCTTCCAGGTTCAGTCCTACGCTGAGGTGATTGATGCTAAATTCCGTTACCCGCTGACGGCAATGCTTTACGTTGAGTTTGATAGCGATCTGTTCCAGAACCAGATCCCGACAATCTCGCTCAAGAAGAAGTGGAAGATTATCCAGGTTCCGAGCAACTACGACCCTGTTAACAGGACATATGCCGGAACGTGGGACGGAACTTTCAAATGGGCGTGGAGCAACAACCCGGCCTGGGTTCTTTACGACCTGATCATGAATCAGCGTTATGGGTTAGACCAGCGCGAGTTAGGGATCCCGGTCGACAAGTGGTCGCTCTATGAGGTGTCGCAATACTGTGATGAGCTTGTGCCGGACAATCGCGGCGGGATGGAACCGCGTTACCTGATGGATATGGTCGTGCAGTCGCAGGTCGAGGCGTTCCAGTTGGTCAGGGATGTTTGTTCCGCCTTCCGTGGGATGACGTTCTACAACGGGGAAAGCCTTTCGATTATCGTCGACAAGCCACGCGATCCGGCTTACCTGTTCACTGCTGATAACGTCGTTGACGGCGTATTCGTGCGAACTTTTCCGAGCGAAAAAACGATGTACACATCGTGCAACGTGATGTTCGACGACGAAGAAAACCAGTACGAGCAGGACGTTGAACCAGTGTTTAACCCTGACGCTGCAATGCGGTTCGGGCATAACCCGACAAGCATCACGGCGATCGGTTGCACCAGAAGGACAGAAGCGAACCGCCGCGGGCGCTGGATTCTGCAAACTAACCTAAGCGCAACCACCGTTTCGTTTTCTACTGGTCTGGAAGGTATGATCCCTTCGTGCGGCGATGTGATTTACGTTGCCGATCCGCATTGGCAATCAGCCTTTAACCTGGTGTTGTCAGGTCGCATTATGGAAGTATCGGGAACACAGGTGTTTTTGGCTTTCCGCTGCGACGCGAAGGCTGGCGATACGCTAATTCTGAACACTGACGACGGCAAGCCAGTGCGCCGAACCATCGCCAACGTATCAACAGACGGCAAAACCCTGACGCTAAACGTGGGATATAACTTCGATGTTGCGCCGGACAGCGTATTCCTGATCGAAAGTGACCAACTGGCGGCTGAACAGTACGTTGTTACCAGGATTGAGAAGGGGAGCGATGACGACGAATTTACTTTCGCAATCACAGCCACCCAATACAACCCGAATAAGTACGACGCGATCGACAACGGCGTAATCACTGACGACCGCCCAACGTCGGTTGTTGACCCTGATTCAATGGGAGCGCCGGAAAACGTGTCGATTAGTTCATTCTCGCGAATTGTGCAGGGGATGAGCGTCGAGACGATGGTAATCGGCTGGTCTGCCGTGCAGTACGCTAAACTTTACGAGGTGCAATGGCGTAAGGATGGCGGAAACTGGAACAACGTGCCGCGCACAGCGACAACGCAGGTTGACATTGAAGGGATTTATGCTGGCGAATACCAGGCGCGCGTAAGGTGCATTAGCGGCGGCAATATCGCGTCTCCGTGGTCTGCTTTGGCTAGTGCATCGCTGACCGGGAAAGTCGGAGCGCCGAAAGGCCCAATTAACCTTTTTGCGTCTGATAATGAAATCTTTGGGATTCGCGTTAAGTGGGCCATGCCTGAAGGAGCTGAAGATACGGCATACATTGAGCTTTACCAGTCTCAAACCGGAACCGATCAGGATGCAAGCCTGCTTACTCTGATTCCTTATCCGGCGGCTGAATACTGGCACTCAATTTTGCCCGCTGGCTATGTGAACTGGTACAAGGCGAGAAGTGTAGACAGGATCGGAAACGTTTCACCCTGGACTGATTACGCTCGCGGCATGTCATCTACTGATGTTAACGCCATCACGGATGTGATCCTGGATGAGATCCTCGACAGCGACGCAATGAAAGAACTTCAGGAGAGTGCGCAGGATAGCGCGGCAAAACTCAATGAATACGCGAACAGTATCATTCAAAACGCATTAGCGAATGATGGCGATGTTAGAATAATGAGAAAGGAGAATGGCAAGAGGAAAGCTGAAATTAAACACGCAGAAGTTCTCATAGCAAATGAGACTGAAGCCAGGGTGCAGCAGGTTAACCAGATCTCGGCAGAGTTCAACGAAAATCTCAATGCTGGATTAACTCAAGTTAACGAGGCACTAGCCAATGAAACTGAGGCCAGGGTTACGTCGGAAGAGGCACTTTCAGCAAGGATCGGAGAGAACTCCGCGGCGCTAGATCAGAAACTTGACTCATGGGCTGACGTTAATGGCGTCGGTTCCATGTACACAATGAAACTTGGACTGAAGTACAACGGGCAGGAATACAATTCCGGGATGGCCCTACAGCTTACCGCGCAAGGGAACAACGTTGTTTCGCAAGTTCTGTTTATTGCTGATAGATTCGCTATCATCCGAAATGCTGAGTCTGGAGCGTACACGTTGCCGTTTGTTGTGCAGAATGACCAGGTTTTCATGAATAACGCGCTCATTCAGGACGGTTCGATTACCAACGCTAAGATCGGTAATGTCATTCAGTCCAATAACTACATAGCCGGGGAACAAGGATGGATGATTAACAAGAATGGTTGGTCTGAATTCCAGAACACTACTGTTCGCGGCACGATCTATGCGACTGACGGTATATTTAAGGGTACAGTGCAGGCAGAAGCGTTTATCGGAGATATAGCAGTGGCAAAACGCTATGACAGCATGACGCTACGACGCAACCAGACTGTGCAGCGCGATGGATCTTACCAGAATCGTGGTTATGGGATGACTGTAGTTCTCTCCTGCACGCTGATTGGTGAGACATATGGAACTGGCGCGTCAAACTTGGGCTATACCGTTGATGTAACTTTCAACATTGGCGGCCAGCAGGCTGTTCGCCGCATTTATATTGATGCTGGTAACATCTCCACCGGAACTACTGCGGTAGAACTTCGATTCGCTGCTGACTTGGTTGCTGATAACAACAATGTTAGCTTCTTTGTGAAGGCCACTGGTCGAGATGCCGTCACCGACTATACCGTGGTTGTCGATAACATCACGGCCACGGCGTTCCGCACGAACAGCAACTCATTCAGCTAACACAGACCCCGCAAGGGGTCTTTATTTTGGACAAAATAAAAGGGCCTAACGGCCCTTTTATTTTACATAAGTAACATTTTACTATCGATCAAGGTTGATTTGCACGCCGCTGGCTTGCGCCTGATCCATCCTTTGCGAGCCATAGTTTGTGTGAATTTTTGCGTATTCCATTATTTGATCCCAATAATTAGATAAAGTTTATTAGAACGCCATCGAAATCGACAACTGCGCCATCATACGCGCGCATAGAAATAACTGCCGTTGCTGCCCCAGGAGGAACGATACCTCTTATAAAGTTCCCATAAACAGCCCAATCTGCAACGTTAACCGGAAGGTTGGCTGTAGGGCCAGCAATCTGTGTTCCGTTTTGGCTGTAGAATGAGAGGTTTATATTTCCCGCCGCATTCCCATTTGCGCCGATGTTTACAACCCTTGCCCAAAAAGAGGTCATATAATACTGTCCTGGTTTTACGTTAAACTGCTGAGTTGCAAAAATGCTCAACCCGGCGATTGAAGTCATCCTCATGCCGTATGACCCAGACTTCGCATACTCCGCAGACACAACGGCAGTTTGTGATGCAGAACCAGCGTTATTAATTGACCATCCGGTATTATTACCCTGCTCAAAACCTGAATTATAAATAGGTGACAAAGATCGGTGTACAGGAATGTTTCCGGCTCCTGATCCTATGTCGCTAGTACAAGCATTGCACATTACAGATCCAGGCCCCTCAACAAATGCCCGAACCGCATCCGATGAGTTCTGTTCGAATTTGTATGAATTACCAGGAAATTTAACCACATTAAATATTATGAATGCGTTTATTCCGACATAAATTATAGGCTGTGTTTGTGCCAATGGCTGATTAATGGTCAGTGTGCTTTCAGAAAGAATAAATCTTGCACCAGTGCCAGTACAGGTAACGTAAGGATACCACACCGACTGTCCCGGGTTTTCTATGTTACCCATTCCAGACATTGATACTGTAGCCCCATTTCCGGTGATCTGAACTCTTGTATTAAGAGTTGATGTGCCGTCAAGGCCAAGATTGAAAGCGTCACATGCAATTATGATCGGTGCACCGCTTGCGTCTGCAACCATCCCACCATTAAACGTTATGCTCTCGCCTGAATCTAAAAGACCAGCCGGAGCATAGAATATCGAAGTTATTCCCTTAGTAATAACGCACTCATTGAACTTGTACCTCCAGGTGCTGTTTGCGCAAGAAACTACATAATCGAAGTCATGGAATGAGCAATGTTCTATGCAGCACTGTCCATTATAATATTGCGCGCCACCTGGCCTGCCGATAAGTAATCCATTTTTACCAGCAACTTTAGCACCAAAGCATTCAATCCCGGACAGCTTGTTGACTGTGTTGCGGTACAGTGGGGCTGGATATGTTGCTGATGAATAGACGTTAATGGCGTAAGTGGAGGTTACACCAGAAAAATCTATTGACGCGCAACCTACATGGCAGACTAAGGATATAAATCCCAAGTCAATTTCCAGCATTTCCGAACCAGTGTATTTATACTGTCCAGCAGAGATAACTAAACCCAAACGTTTTGGTTTAGCATATGAAATCGCCTTATTGATAGCGTTGGTTATATCGCCATCTGATGGAATACCAAACCATGCAACGTTTACTGCACCATCAAAAATCCGCTTCCAGCGCTTTCCACCGGCAGTGACAATGCAGATACCTCCGTCATCAACGGATGTACTGTCAGTTTGATCATACTCAAAATAGCCAGTTATTGGCTTGTAACCTGAAGCATATTTTATGACCTCTATCTTTTGGCTTGGTAATGTCGGCTCTATTGTCCGTAGGGTCGCAATGTCACTACAGCGGCCTATGTTTTTAGCACCATTTGGCTGAGCCAATACAACCAGCGTTGACTGTTCGCCAGCGTCATCAATGATCTGCTGAATTTCATCGCGGACTGCTTCGGCGTCATACTGAGAAGCCGCCGCTGCCGCTTGCGATAATGCAGCCGCCGCTTGCGATGATGCAGCCGCATTTTTTGATGCTTCAGCCGCCGCTGCGTTTGTTGCGGATGTTTCAGCATCAGCTTTAACCTGTTCTACCAATTCTTGCAAAGTGGATAAATCAAAGTCCTTAAAGAAATCTACTGCCTCAGCAATGACGGTCTCCTGCGATTGGTAGTAACGCAGAGTTTCCGCAACATCCTGCGCCAGGCCGTCAACAGTCAGGGAGTCGCTTAACAGGATCGCGTAGTCACTGGACGGAACAGCCGCGCCGTTTGTGGAGATAGCATTGATTTGCGTATCACTTACAACCTTGTTAACTACCGCTATTTGAATCGGGGACGATAAAAACAGGATCGTAGCGCCTGGGCGAATGAGCGTTAGCGCTGATTGCCAGTTAGTTCCAGTCCCGGTGACGATGCCGTTTGCGTCCATCGCGGCTTTGCCTTGTCTGTATAGTGCCATTTTAATACCTCTTTTGGTTGGTTGAGTAACGAAGAGATAATATCATCAATGAAGCAATAAAAAAAGGAGCCTTGCGGCCCCTTTAGTTGTCAAATCAGAACGGGATATCATCATCGAAATCCATCCCAGGATTCCCGCCGCTGTTTTGCTGTTTAGGCGCTTGCTGCGGCTTGGGTTGTTGAGGCTGGCCCCACCCGGATTGCTGATTGCCGCCGCTTTGCGCAGGCTCGCGCTGGCTGAATTCGAGTTGTGGCATAATCATTTCGTTGTGGCTGTAAATTGTGCCGTTGTGCTCGCGGTTCACGATCTGAAGCGTCCGGCAGGTGACGCTGATCACCTTATCCATTTGCAGCGCTTCATCGTACCACTTAATCATGCTTTCTTTTGCAAAGAAAACAGCGCGGTAGTTCGTGTAAATTGTTTCGTCCTCGCCATCACGATTGCGGATCTTCATCCGCTCCGACAGGTCTACGGCGTACATCTTCCACGGCCCGTTATTATTGCTGCCTTCCTTGATGTACGGTTCTTTTCGGATCACACCTGTTACAACATGCATTGTCGTTCCTATGGGGCGGTTTCCCGCCCGGTTAAATTAGTTGAAAGATGAAATATCTTGTGCTTCTGGTTCAGGTTTTGATTCTACCTTTTTCGGCTCACGTTTCGCAACCTCTTGCGGTTTACCAGGATTGAAGCCGTTCGCTGGGGTGACTTTCAGTTCTGCCTGGCGTTTGGTGATATCGTCTTCCGTCATTTTCCATTCCGCAGGCGTTAACGTTTGTTTTGCCAGCTTATAGATCTCACGAAGCGATTCGAGATCTTCGCAAGCGTCAATGCGTTTTTTGAAGTCTTTCGGCGTCATCTTCGTAATTTCTGCATCATCATCCGCCTGCTTGATGCCTAGCGCTGCGGCCAGTGCATAGCGGCGGGCGTAAGATGTTGTTGAACCGTATGCTTGTTCGACTGTTTTGCTGATCGGCATATTGTACTGAAACGCCATGAACTCGCCGCTTTCATGCAGAAACATCGTTTCGAGGTGCATAACCTTTTCGGTGCTGGTATCCATCATGGATTGAATGACCATAATTTTATTCTTCTCCAGCGCCGGGGAAATCGCGTCGAGGATATCCCCAAGATTTGCATAGGTGTTCCCAAGATGGTTGTTCTTCCCGCTTTTCTTCGCTGCCACGAAGCCAGATTTTGCCTTGATTAATGCGGCTGCGATGGTGGTAAATTTTTCAGATGTACGCATGATAAAGTTTCCTTTTCCTGATTGGTAATGCGCACTATATCACAAGCGCGCACCAGTGTTTAGCTATTTGTGCCGTATACGTCCGGGAACATGTATTTCACAAACTGCGGAGTAGGCAAAACGACTTCCGCCGCGTTTGACTCATATGATGGCCATGAATCATGCTTCACGCATTCCGCATACTGATGAATCACGCTTTGATACTGCTTGCGACCGATCTCGATCTGCTGGCTGGTCAGGGTGAACGCCAGCGGAGCAAACGGTGATTTTTTCTCCTGCGTTAGCAGTCTGACAACTACCGGGCGTTTTTCGTTGTAAGTCTTCACGAACAGATCGCGCTGCAATGCCATCTTGAGATAGTAACCAAGGTTGAAGGCGAGTCGCCCGAAATCGTCAGGCTTGGAAGATTGCGTGGTTTTGTAGTCGGTAATCACCACGACCTCGAAAACATCATCCGGGTTGAACCCCCACTCCTTGATTAGTTCTGGATCGGAAACAACGTCAACATGATCGAGTCGAACCTTGACCTTGACGCCGAAGATCTCACCGAAGATTGATAATTCACGCTGTGCGGTAGGCGATTCGATACATGCGGCGTGTCGCGGGTTGGCCAACATCACGCTTCGCATTTGAACAACGGCATCGAAATCAACATCCTTAACCAGCTTGCGCCCGGAGTTCATCGCGGCGCTTTCGTCGCAAAGTTCAATCGCCCACCAAACATTTACGTCAATCCCGGCGCGATATGCCATTTCCAGAAGTTCCGGGTAATCCTTGTTGGACGTCCCAATCAGGCCACACGCTTTCAGCTTCGCAGACAATGCCGACTTCGACGTAATCAGATCTTTAACCTCGCCAGGAGAAGTCGCCCGCAGGTACTCGCCATTAAATTTTGCCGCCTCAAGCATACAGGTATGCGAACAGGTTCCGAACGCCAGCGCGGCTGTTTCCTCACGCGCCTTGTATTTCCAGTGCGCCGGGGATGTTGCGTAAATCTCGCCGAGGCTTGAGCCGCTAACGTACTCCGCGCACCAGGAATCAGGATCGTGATATTGCTCGTTGGTCAATTCACTGCTGGTGTATGCCCTGAAAATTGCTTCAGCCATTGATATTGCTCCATTTGTGGTTTCGTTGCGTTAAGTATACGCATGACGATTCCCGGCGCAAGTCAAAAAGTGCTATCCGTGGTTGGTCAAAAAATGAGCGAAATTTACGTAAGATTTAGTAAGATGCATCTTACGTGGTTTTTTCCATACATTTCATAAAGTTAACGCAAATCGGTAAGATGGTAAGATCCCCATAGGTAAATATCCATGAAAAATCTGGCGCGAAATCCAGCGAAAAAAGACACATACCCCGGAGAAATCTTACCAAGATAAGTATAGAGAGATAGAGTAATAATAATATTATTATTATTTATCACATACTTACTATCTATATATTGCGGTTAATTGGTTAAATTTTGCGCGAAATTTACGTAAGATTCATCTTACTAAATCTTACCTAAAGTGGTTCGACCAGTTGCAAGCTACTGAATTTCAGGCATAAAAAAAGGTAAGACTGATTTTCTCAATCTTACCTAAATTCTGGTCAATATTTAATCAGAGAAGAGATGATGCCTTGTATAACTTACGCTCAAAGCCGAGCTTGAAGTTGTCACTGTTCGGAACGATAACCTTGAGATCCCGATCGTCGGCAGCCGCCAGCATATCCCGATCTCCACGACGGCAAACTACCCGCATTTCTCGCTTACCTTCTCCGCCCTTGCCTTTATACCTGTACGCCACGATCTCGACGTTTGAAGGTATGATGCAGGCCCAAACGTCGCACTTGAACGAACTGGCAATATTGAAGTGCATCGCCTCAATCCAGGATCGAGCAAGGTAAATCGGCCCGTTACCGTCGTCGCTCTGATTGGTCACTATCACCGATCCGAAGGTCAGATCTCCAGCTAACATCTTCTCCCTGCCTTCTTCATCAATGAACAGGATATTGCAATACTCATCATCCAGCCCATCTTCATGCACGAGTTGCATCGGGAGTGCGTGAATTAGCTCCTGCCTGCCGTTCTCGTGAGTTTTTACGCCAACCTGATATGATTTGATATGCTCATTTTCAATGCCCTCATAGAGCGTTACAGGCGTGCTATCGACGGCCTCCGTTCTGTTTAAAACTGCCAGCACTCTTTCATGGTCTGCCATCTTGCCGTAGTCATACCCGTTATCACGAGCTACCTGCTTGTTTCTCTTGACCACGTATTCTTGCGGAACCTTGCCGAGATAGCGCCCAAGAATGTTGATGCACTCGCTATACGGCTGGCCGCTTAACTTCATTAACCAGCCGATCCCCTTATCAGCACCGCATCCGCCACAGTATGCGCCGCCGTCGCCGCGCGTTTCTAACTTGTCAGTCCAGCGGAATCGGTCTTTGCCGCCGCAGTTCGGGCAGTCCTGATGCTTGCCGTTGAAGTATCGAGAGTGGATGCCGCAAATGTTCTGCAACGCTTCGCGCCACATGCCAGCCATGTACGGCAAAACCTCTTTTTCATCGTAAAAATCCACGTCGTTACCTCCAAATAAAAAACGCCTACACGAGAATGATAACCCGGCAGGCGTTTAGTGTTTAGACAAATTGTGCTATCGGACTACGCGTAGCATTTCGCGGCGGTCGCATCGGCGCGTCACTGGTTTGCCGTTGCTGTCAAACCTTAAATCTGGTCGGCAGAATGAGGCGCGGAAACCTTTGCAATTGTTCCGGCGGTAGCTCTTGTGTACGAGATAAGCGCCATCGGCTGAGATCATGCCGCGCTTACGCCACTGCTGAACAACCTGGATGCTAACCCCCAACTCTTTTGCCGTTCCAGCGATGCCACCGAAGGCATCAATAACAAGCTCCATCCGCGCAGTCAACCCGGCGCGAACCTCATCCTTCAGCACGTAGTAACCAGTCGGTCGCTTGCGTTTCTTCTTATCTTTCCCGCGCGATGTTCCGTTATTGCCGTTCAAGGTTCGCTTATCCACCTTTGCCATTTGTTCCATAATTTAACCCTCATAGCATTTTTTGTTAAACATGATAAAATGTTCCCTGTATTATACACGCAACTATGCGAATGACAAATTAGGATTGCCCATGCTCACAATTGAACAACAAATTGAAGCCTACGCAGACAAGATCCCGCTAATACAAAAGCGGTTCACCGTCGGAAATATCGTTCCTTACCCGTATCAGGCGGTTGCGTATATTGAGACCGCGAAGCGGATCGCAAAATATGAACATCCGTTTTACATTAAGGCTTCGGTTTCCGCCGGGAAAACCATCATGATCGCCATGCTCGCAGCGCAGTGCAAAGCAATGAACCTGCCCATGATGGTTCTCGCTCGACAGGCCGAGATCGTGAAGCAGGATTCCGAGGAGATCAGTAACCTCGATGTTCCCAACTCCGTTTATTGCGCCGGGTTAGGCACGAAGGCGGCATACTTCCCGATCGTCGTCGGATCTGAAGGGACGGTGGTTAATGGCCTGTTTAAAATGCTGGGCGACTACGTGCCTTCAGTTTTGGCCATTGACGAATGCCACCAGGTTGACTGGCAAGATCTGGCTGAAGCGATCGCCAACAATGAATCGTTCGAATACATGAGCAGGCCGAAGGATAAGCCGTATCGCGTGAATGGGGAATTGGTCGATGCCGACCACCCATACGACGAAAAGTTCGACGACGTAGAATTCGGCGGCGGTCGCACGCAGTACACCATCGTCATTTGCGAGCTAATGCGGCGATGCCTGGAGAAAACAGGGCGAGAACTTCGCATCGTAGGCTATACCGGATCTGAGTTTCGCGGGGTGGTTCCCATTTTGCAGGAAGACAAGACGCAGCCGGGATTCTGGCGCGAGCAGATCACCGACATTAACACAAACTATCTTGTCGAGTTCGGTTCGGTAGTTCCGACAATTTTTGGTGACACTGAGGCCGACGGCCTGGGTTACGATCTGTCAGAGTTTCACGGCTCCAGTCAGGACGGTACGCAGGATTTTAGCGCTGAAGAATTGCGCAAGATGGAAAAGAAAATCCATGAATCCGGCGAAATGACGAAGCTAATCATGCAAAAGGTCGTGGAGCGTGCGAAAACCAGAAACGGCGTCCTTATTACTTGCGCTGGCCAGCGGCATTGCAAAGAGGCGGCGAGCTATCTACCGCCAGATGCCACGTATGCGATCATTACCGAGAAGACCAACTCAAAGAAACGCGGAGAAATTTTGGATAAGGCGAATCGCGGGGAGATTAAATACATCTTCCAGGTGATGGCCCTAACCACTGGCGTTAACGTTCCGTTTTGGGATTTTTCGGTAATACTTCGCAAGATCGGATCGCTTACGTTGCTCATTCAGCTTTTGGGGCGCGGTATGCGACTGCTGAAAGACTGGCAAAAACAGCCGCCTTACTCTTGGGTAAAGGAAGACCATTTAGTTTGGGACTTCGCCGGAACTATGGATGATTTGGGTCAACTATATTTCGATCCGATTCTTGAACAGGCGCAATATCAAAGGCGCAAGAGCAGCAAGAACGGCCCGAAAATTTGCCCGGTCTGCAAAGGCGAAAATAGCGAGTACGCCCGCCGATGCATCCACAAAGACAGTAACGGCAATCGCTGCGAATATTTCTGGATATCGCAGCGCTGCGAAGACCAGAAAGACCCACGAACAGGGAAGATTAAGGTAAAAGGGTGTTACGCTGAAAACGATATTGTTGCCCGCCAGTGCAGATGCTGCGGGGTGCAGCTTAAAGATCCCAATGACAATCTCACCGGGAAGCACTACACGCAAAATGACTGGTATTATGTTGTCGGGTTCGATATCGGCTTGACTCGCAATCAGTCCGGGATCATCTTCAATTACGTGTTACTGAACCATGACGGAGAGCGATTCACCGCAAGGGAGAAATTCTTCCCGGAATCAGAGAATCAGATTTGCGGCAAGTTGTGGCGGCAAAAGGCAGTCTTCCAGCACGTTAGCGACGCGGTAATGCGCGGCAAGTTGGGTGGCATGAAAAACTCACGCAAGATCCTGGAGTATGCGGAATACTTCCGTGCTCCGAAGCGCGTAACGCATCGCATCAACGGCAAGAAGGAGGACATTATTTCCCGCAAAGACTTTGGAGGCGAGGAGTGATTACAGATAAAGGGGATTACCTCGAATATTACGGCGGGCCTGTAAAGGCTTGCCCACTTGAGAAAATCGACCAGATGAACAGCGTTTCGTGGCTGCGGCATGAATACCCTGATTATCTGTTTTGGCATACGGTTAACGAAGGGAGCAAGCACAAAGCGAGCGCTGTTATCGATCATCAAATGGGGTTGCTGAAGGGTGTTAGCGACATTCTGATCCTGATTGGGTTCGGTGGCAAATACCCGTTCGCAGCCATTGAGCTAAAGCGCCAGGGTAAGGCGCAGGCGTCGCCAGTGAGTAAGGAGCAAAGGGAATTCCTTGCTGCCGTCCGGCGTCGCGGCGGATTCGCCGCCGTGGCCTATGGCTTCGAGCAATTCAAGATCGCTTTCTGCGATGCCATAAAATAGCACTTTTTGTTAAAACCGCCCTGCGAAAGCCGGGTATCATTTCCCCATCGAAACGAAGAACGGAGTGTTGAAAATGAAAAAGATGCTGGCTTTAGTTGTTCTGTCTCTTGGTCTTATTGGTTGCAGCGAAAAACCGAAAACATATGATTGCGGGGGTGAAGCGTTCGAGGTAACTAGCAAATATATGAAAGTTGTAAAGGGTAAGAGCTCTGGCGTTATAATTGATGGCGCTGGCGAAAATCAATATAAACTGCTTACTCCTTTTGGGTACGCTCATTATGAAGTCAACAAAAACACTATTGATGTTAGTGTGGGCGTTTTTCATAATACCTTAACCTGCGAGGTTAAATAATAATGGCAAAAGATATCGCAGACAAAGAAACTCGTGACGCATTCATCACGTTTGAGCAATTGGAGCGCGAAACGTTTATTGGCAATGCCCTTGCCACTGGCGGACACTATCAGGCTGTCAGGCCCGACAAGTTTTACCAGGTAACAGGCAACCGATACGCCGGAAGCAAAACGCCTGATATCGTGCGCGATAAGTGGGCGACCGATCGCAGCCTGATCGCATACATGGAAGAGCGTTATGGCCCTTACGACCTCGACGCCGCCGCAGACCAAAGCAACGCAGTTTGCCCGAAGTTCTACGACGAAAAAACAGATTGCCTTAAACGCCGGTGGGGAAAAAACAAGCACGTTTGGCTGAATCCGCCTTACTCGTTTCCAGATCCTTTTATTCTCAAGGCCATTGAGCAAATGGAGCACGACAACCAGATCGACATTCTGCTACCCGGCGACAATTCTACGGCCTGGTTCCGTGACGCGCAGAAAATGGCAGCAGAAATTATCTGGATTGTTGCCGATGTTGAAGAGGATGATTACGGGAACCAGTTAAGCCGATCCGGTCGCCTGGCCTTCATTAACGGCCTAAGCGGGAAACCAGTCGACAACAACAACAAGGGCAGCGTGATTTTCATCATGCGAAAACTCAAGCCTGGAGAGGAGCAAAAGACGCTTTACATTCCGGTAAGCGAGATTTGCCCGTCATTAGCTAAAAAGCGTATGCGAAAACGTGGGGTTTAAAATGGAACAGATCGAGTCTTTTGCTGAATATCTCCGAATCGTTGTTGAGTTGCTTAATAAATATGGCTTCATCGGAACAGACGAGGAGAAGTTAGCCTTTGCTGATACTATTGACGGAACTTACATTGAGTTCATGGATAACGGAATCCCGATGGCTGACTGGCCCGCCATCCTTGAACGAGAGCTACTGGAATTCAGGTCGCACGAAGGCGCTGAGTATTTTGCAAAACAGCACTAATTGCTAAACAATGCCCGCCTTGCGCGGGTATTATTACCCCATCAACCAATCAGGAGCTAACGCCATGAACACCAAAACCATTGCAGACACCATCAAGATCGTACCAGCAAAAGCGCAAGTGGTATCGCGCCACCTGGTTAACCTTTCTCGCCTGTGCATGGCTGACTACATGGCGAACCCTTCAGAGAATGGCCTTGATGGTGTAGTCGGTGAGATTTATTTTCGCGCCGGGTACGGCCTGGAAAGTGTGGCTATGTATGAGCAAATGGCCGAAGGTTTTTGCATTTACGGTGACGAATGATGATTGTAGAAACTGGTCGCGCTGCCGTATGGCAGCACGCTAAAGAAGCAGGAATAAGTGATGATATCGTGAAGATCGCAAAGTATTTCGATATAAAGGATATCTCCATCGTGTTCGGCGGGAAGTTTACTTACCTCCACGAGCGCCCGGTGAAGCGCACGCGAATAGCAGTGGCAACGCGAGCGGAGGCAGACGCGCTGAAGATGTTCATCCACGAGCCTAAGCAGCAGAAGAAATATTACAAGTAGCGGGGAAGTGAAGAATGCGATATATTGCGATCTTATTTACGGCGATCCTGTTTACGATCGCAATCATTAACTATGCAATTCAATTGGGATAAATTATGTCACCTAAAATCACAGACGAAGAATTTTTAGCCGCCCGCGAGGAAGGTAAAACCTACCGCGAGATCGCGGAAGAGTTCGGCATGAATATTCGAAGTGTTGAGCGTCGCGGCGTTCGCCTGGCGCGACAAGGACACCTACACGGAAACGCCCACGTTGCGAAGCATATCCCGGACGGCTTCGGAGTCAAAGGCACGTCTACGATGATTCGCGCTGACGGCTCTGAGGTCGTTCGGTGGGTTAAGTCGGAAGTAGACCGCGATCGCATGGTTGCGCTTATGGAGGCAGCGCAGGCGGCTTTCTGCGAATACCTTCCGCGAGCCGAACCGCAACCGCTGGATGAGTCGAAGTTCTACATTGAAGATCAGCTTGCCCTGTACCCGATCTTCGACCTGCATATTGGGGCAATGGCGCATAAGCATGAATGCGGCGAGAACTATGATACCAGCACGGCAGAGAAGGTTCTAAACCGCTTCTTTGATTATTCTGTTTCGGTGGCTCCGCAATCACAAAAGGCGGTTTTGTTGGTCGGCGGTGACTTCCTTCACAGTGACGGCCTGGACGCAGTAACCCCGGCAAGCGGTCACGTTCTCGATCAGGATAGCCGATACGCAAAACTTGTTTATGTTGCCATTCGTTCGCTGCGTCGCGCAGTGTCGCTACTGCTTAACAATCATGCAGAAGTTGAAGTGCAGGTGATTGAAGGCAACCACGACCAGGCCGGGATGATCTGGCTACGCGCAGCGCTGGCGGCGTTCTATGAGAATGAACCGCGCGTTTTCGTTGATGTTAGTCCGGCGATTCTGCATCGCACCTTGTGGGGCAAGACCATGCTGGGCTATACGCATGGCCACGCGATGAAAAAGCCGGAAACGCGCCTTGCTGCGATGGCTACCGACTTCCGTAAGGAGTTCGGCCAGTGCGACTACATTTACACGCATTCCGGCCACTGGCATCACCAGACTGTAACGGAACACTCGTTAGGCATTGACGAAGTGCATGGCCAGTTAGGCGCAAAAGATGCCTACGCCGCACGCGGCGGATGGCGTTCATACCGCCAGGCTGCGGTGATTCTGTACAGCAAAGAATATGGCGAAGTAGGTCGCTTTATCTATCGCCCGAATATGTAACAACGACGGCCCCGCGAGGGGCCAATAAGGAAAAACCAATGAACAAAAAGTGTATCTGTATTTTCGATCTCGATGGCACGCTTTCCGACGGAACCCACCGCTTGCACCTGCTGCCGAAAAAAGATCTCCACCTTACAGAAAGTTGGAGCGAATTTAATGGCGCGTCAATTGGCGACAGCCCAATCCAAAGCACCATTGATGTTGCGAATGCGCTTCATCGTTCCGGAATGATTGTCGTTATCCTGACTGGTAGATCCGATGAGGTGAAGACCGAAACAATGATTTGGCTTGACCGCTACGGGGTGAAATATGACAGCCTAATCATGCGCCGCGCCAGCGATAACCGTAAAGACACGGTAATCAAGGAGGAGGAGTTACGCAAAATCGGACTTGATCGCATTGTTGCGGCATGGGATGATTCACCCAATGTTATTGCGCACTTGCGCGGCCTGGGTATTACGACTTACCAGGTCTGCGACTACGGCGAAAATCTTCACGAGCACTTGAAATCTCACGGAGTAGACAAATGAAAAATGTAATTATCCTCAACGGAGCGCCGGGCATCGGAAAGGACACTATCGCGGAAATCATCTCGCGTAAGTGGGAATATAAGAACCTTAGCTTCAAACAGCCGATGTTTGCCATTGCTCGTGCTGTGCTGGGATCTGCTGATTTTGCACGCTTTACTGCCCGATACCACGACCGCAAGCACAAAGAAGTGAAATGCGATTTTTTGGGCGACCGTTCTCCGCGTGAATTCATGATTCACATTAGCGAAAATTTCGTCAAGCCGACCCTGGGCAAAAATCAGTTCGGTAAGTTGCTTTGCGATTCGGCGCTAACTTCGCCGTTTAACTGCATCGTCAGCGACGGCGGATTCGATGAGGAGGTGGAGCACGTCGCAGCGCATGAGGCGCTTAACGTGTTTGTCGTCCGCCTTCATCGTGACGGCATGACCTTTGAGGGTGATAGCCGCAAGCATATTCGACGCCCGGATCTTATTTGCGACACTTACCATGAACTCGATTTTGATATGACCACTGGCGAGCCGGAAGACGACGCGCAAAAAATCCTTGATATGGTGTCAGATGTTGCATTAAAATTATAAAGTTAATGCCTTTATTATCATCACCTTAACTATTGGGAACCTTGATGGGTTCCCTTTTTTTTGTTCTTAATTTGGCCTAATGCATATATCATCACCTTACCATTTAACTAACAGAGGTTGCATATCATGCGGGAATTCATCAACGCGGCAACCAATAGTAGCGGCGGTGTTGCCCTTGCGGGATCTGCAACCGGGCAATTAATCATTGCTGCCATTGGTTTATTTTTCATGATCTTATTTGGTTCAATCGGCACGTGGCTGAAGTGGAAAGACTCCAAAGCCATCAGGGAGGCGATTGATTCTGGCGACATTAAAGAGGCATTGAGGATCAGGAGCAAGTAAAATGGGAATGAAAACGCGGCTTACTTTCTCGGCGGCGGTGGCGATCGCGGTCGCGTTCCTCCCCGAAGTGGAGGACACGAAATACAATGTTTATATGGATATCGCTGGCGTCCCGACAGTATGCGAAGGCATCACAGGCCCGGACGTTATCAAGGGAAAAACCTATACCCGGTCAGAGTGCGACGCGCTTTTAACTAAGCATATCCAGGTGGCGAAGCGAACCGTTGACAGCAAAATCAAAGTCGATGTTCCGGACACCTTCAGGGCGTCGATGTACAGCTTCACGTTCAACGCTGGCGGCGGCGCATATTCTGGCAGCACCATGCTGAAATTAACGAACCAGGGCCGATTGCGCGAGGCGTGCGAGCAGCTATATCGCTGGACGTACTACCGCAACCCGAAAACGGGGAAGATGGAGAAGTCAAAAGGCTTGTATAATCGCCGGGTTCAGGAATATCAACTATGCATTAAGGATCTGAAATGAGCACATTAAATTTTCAACGAGCGCTGGCCATCGGCTTTATCGTGTGGGCGGCTGCCGTCGTTTCCGGTTGCGCGTCAAGCGTCCCAATCCTTTCCGATCTGGTTGGTAGCAAGCCGGATATGACGGCGCAAGTCGGCGCGGAGAACGTGAAACAGGCGGTTGGCGTGACCAACAAAACGGACACCTCAAGCAAACAGGAGACCACGTTCAAAGAGTCGGCGGTAGGCAAGGTTGACACGTCGAACAAGAAATCGGTGACGACCTCCAGCATTCACGCCAACCAGATCACGGCGGACAAGATCGAGATCCGGAACGATGAAAGCGGAAGCCTGATTCCGTGGCTGATTGGTGGTGTTGGGGTGGTAATGCTGGCGATCGGTGCGTTCGGTCTTTGGCGGGAACGAAAAAACAAAGGGGCGTAATGCCCCTTTTTCTATATGTACCGTTTGACGTGCAATAGCGCTACTCCGTCTTCATCGTTAAGCCCATGTTCAACCGTGTTGGTTGCGGCCATTCCTTGATAGAGCAAGATGAGCGCGGCACGCAAGTAATTTTCTGGTGTGATCTGTTTCACGCAAACAAGCCTGTGAACTTCCGTTATCAGATCTTCCACCTGGTTTCCCGAAAAGCTGTTCATCACTGAGTTGGTCAAGGTGCATCATCTCCCACATATATCGGTTATCCATCCCTTCGAACGACCGGAAATCAAAGCCTATCTCCCTGTTATCCGGCCCCGTACACCACACAGCGCCGTTTTTTCCGTCAATGTATCCATTCGTATAGCTTCGCGCCAAAAACTCCTTAGAGACCATTGAGGCGAACATACGTTGCGACACGTTAGCGGCTTTTGCAAGGCGCGGCGCTTCGCGGTGCATGTAAACGAACTTCGCAAAATCCTGCCGGGTGAATTCCCGGCGAGATTCGCAGAACTTGTAAATGTCAAGAATGAACATCAATTACCTCATGAACGACGGGTTGATAAAGACTTCGGAATCCATCACGCAGATAAAGCCTAATTCCTCCATCTTCGGCAATAAGCGTTCCTTAATCTTTTTGCTCACCCCGGCCTGGCCTTTGAAGATCTTCAGGTTGCGGCAGGCGTTATAAATGCCCTGGACGGTCATAACACCTTTTGCCTGTTTGCAGCGACTGGCGATAACGTCATACAGCGCTTTAATTTCCGCTCCCTCACCAGCAAAGCCGGAAGAGTCAGCCGACGACAAATAAGTTTTGCTCAACTCATGGAACATGATGATCGCTTCGTCAATGGTCGCCGTGTCGATCTTCTTCGATCGCTTCCCGCCGGGTTGCCAGTTCCGGATCGTGTGAATCACGGACGCCAGACGCATAACCTGCTTATCAAACTTACCCATCGCACCGCGCAGCATAGTATGCGAATACTTGCCGCCGTCGCCTAATTCCGGCTCCAACTCCTGGCGGGCCTTGTTCAGCCGACGCATTGCCGCGTCAGTAACCTGCAACTTAACGTTTGATTCGCTCATAATGTCATGAATCAGCCGGAAGTAATCCGCCTTCAGTGACTGGTCGATCGGCTCATAGGTCGAATTCCCGTTTTCGTCGATGAACACGCGCTCACCCAAACGGGTTTGCTCACGAACCAAGAGGAAGCGTTCAGATACCCCGATCCCGCGAGAACCCGCTTGCATGATGGCGTCGATGGTTTCATCCTGTGCAATTACGCAAATGCAGCCCAAAGCCACGAATGACATATTATTGCTAACGTCGGCACGAGCGATCGATACGTGACCCTTATCCCATGCTTTGAGCACCAGTTCGCTGTTCGTCTTCTTGCCGCCGTCGTTGCCATACGTGATCCCCAAAAGGCTGTTAACCGCCGTCGCCTCATCCGAGATAACGGCAAAGTTTCCCTGGCGGTTGTTAATCTTCGCCAGACCTTCCGGGGTGGTATCGGATACCGGGAAAGTTAGATCACATAATTTTTCAAGTTTCTCTTCCAGTTTGTCACGGTCTTCGAAAAGTTTCACCATATCAGATTGCGATAACTCCCCTTTTAGCGCCTGCTTGTTGGCGGACAGCTTCGCCATGATTTTCTTGCGCTCCTTCTTGCGCGACTCGTTAATGCGCTCGACTTCGGCGACGATCGGATCGATGGCCAGCGAGTTAATCGCGGACTTACCAGCGGAAGGCGGCTGCGACGTGATGACGTAAAGTGTTGTCGGTTGCTCGCTGCCGTGGTACTCAACCCAAAAGCGGCCCATCATCGCTGCGGACACGGTTCCGAGAAAGTGCATGTAAGCGGATGATTCCGGGAACTGAACAGAACGTGCTGCATTTAGCGCCAGCTTGCCGACCACATCGTAATCATTTGCGATCGAGATTGTTGGGTATTTATCCGCGTTTACGTCGATATCTTTGGGCTTTGGCCAGAATGAAACGGAGTCACGATACCCGTTCGCACGAATCGCAACGCGCAGGGGGCTGATCCCCTCCCTTTCTGCGATGGCGATAATATCTTGCGGTGATACGCGGTCATTTAAAAACATGCCCTTGCTCCTGATTGGTTAATCGTTCGGCTAATCATATGCCGTATTAAATCCGAGAACCAGTGATAATCTAAACACGCTTGAAAAACGCGCTTGGATTATCGGGGCGCACGGCCCCGAACCCGTCACAGGTATTTAGCTTCGAAAGTCGTTCCGTCCGATACACTGAAGCCAACCTCTTCGCGGTACAGCGTCCAGCGGCATCCGTCACGGTCGAAGATGTATCCAGCGACAGCACCGAGCGCACGACCACTTTCTACCTGGTATCGCTTACCGACGCTGAAGGATTTTTTCATCGGGTTGCTGTGGTCAAGGCCGACGCATTTTAGCGTTTTGGTTTTGAGTTCGATGAACGTCGCAATCGCCGCTCCGCCGTCGCCAGCAATAAACAACTCGCCGCTAACGCCTACCGACAAAATAACGCGCCTCTTCTTCAGTTCGACGCTGTCATATACCATCATTGACACGTTGCCTTCATCGTCTACGCGGGCGGAATAAAGGTTATTTTCGTGGATATTAACAGCGCGGCTTGACGTGCATTTAATCTTGATTGACTTCGCCATTTATTTTCTTTCTCCCATATCGATATACAGGTTAACCAGATCAAGAAAGTCAGCTTTATTTCTGCAACTCAACTTAAAGCCAACGTGCGACTCAATTTTATTTTGCATCGAAGCCAGGGTTGCGCCGCCATTATTCATCCTGAGAACTTCGCGGAATACTTCGGCGAGTTTTTGAGATATCATTTCTTCACCACCTTTATTTCTATGTTCTCGCAAGCAATTTTAAGATCATTAATCAGGCGGTTAAGTCTTAAATCGGTCATTACATGATGATGGCGAACATCAATAATCCCTGCAACAACTAACAGCATGACGGCAAAGATAAAACCACCAGGCCCGGACATACACAAAATAGTTAACATCATCAAGATAATAAATTTCATTTCCGTTTACTCCGTTGCGTTTCGATGGGGTAATGCTACCCGACTTTCGCCGGGTAGTTTTAGCAATTCGTGCTATTCTCGATAATTAGCCTGGAACACGGCGCGGGCAAAACCTCGCGGAGTAATGGAGCGCAGCATTTTAGTCCTTTCTGACCTTCCGCCCAAAAACTTCCAGGCCCAAAAGAAATTCACGCCTTCTACTCCATCCGGCGGCGGGAGCCGTTTCGGTTCGACAAAACCGTTTCCGTGCCATATACACGTTTTCTTCGTGTAATTGTCACAGTGGGGCATTTTGGGATGCCACACAGGTTCATTCGGAGAAACATAGCCGCCGAAGTCTCGCGGGTGAAAATAGAAGTCAGGCTTGCGCCATAGTGTCGACAATTTTCCAACCGGGTTTTCGACCATCCAGGGGCAACCATACTCGTTGCCCAGGCGTTCGACCATCTTCGCATCATCTGCGGCTGATAGAACGTCATTATCTTGCCTTACGTGCTTGATTCCGCTATGCGCTAACAGCGTGCATGACGGGAAAGCGAAAATGAAGTCGGGATCTGGAATGCCGAGAATCGATCGCTTCACGTCAAAATCCTTGTCAATCCAAATGTTAACATACTGGATATTGGGGTGAACCATTCGAATGCTATATTCTCCGTGGTCGCCGGAGTCGGCATTGAAACAGTACACCTTGCATCCCTTGATAGCCCACGGCAGGCCCATGATGCCGGAGCCGTCGAACATGCAGTAAATAACCTTGTCTGTCATGCCGTCCACCATTTTTCAATAAACATGCAGTAAAGGTTGATTGTTGCAGTTACGCTATCAATCTGAGCGCGTTTTAACACGCCGCCAGGAACAGTACCAACAACATAACCGCCATTGACAGCCTTCGTGATCGTGATCTGCGAATAGCCGCATTCTCGATTCAGGCGCATAACTACAGAGCCGTTCTTCTCCAGCGCAGCAAGAATAAGGTTTGTTTTTGGTTTGTTCATTGTGTAACTCCTTCGCTTGTTGGTGTGGGGATAGTATGCCACTATCCCGCAATGTTGTTTTAGCAAAACGTGCTATGCCGGAACGCAAGTCGCGTAATCCTGGCTAATGTAGATCGTGCGCTGAACGCGAGGTTCTTTTTCGCCGAGTTCCTGGATGGTAACATCGTTGCTACCGACCCGGCACGGAACCGATCCGAAGATAAACTCGCCAGTCTGCTTGTCGTTGATTTGCCATACATGGCCACCTTCCTTTTTGACCACCAGGAAAGGTGCGCTGTCTGCGCTGAACTCTTCCGGGCCACGACCGTAGTAATACGTGATCGCAGCTTTAGCCGCGGCGCTGAAGGCGTCGGTAACGTCATTGGTCGCCTTGTCGCGGATGGCCTTGATACGCTCTTCAGGCGATCCGATGATGTAGGAAAAGCTGTTCGAAATGGTAACTGTTCGCATTATATTTTAACCTCGTTTCGTTGGATAAAGTCGGCGACGTAATGGCATTCGATCGGGTTCTCGATACCCGCCAGCACCTCGCACGCCCCGTTATTCAGTAGCTGGCAATGCTGGCACTCCGCACCGCCAACACTGGCAATGACAATGGCGATCCCGTTGCATGAACCGCCGAACATTCGATGAGGGAAGGGGTAAGCATCACAGGTACAAACCACCTCCCCGGCTCGCCGCTTCCTCATACCTGGCCCTTCTCGATGCAGAAAACCCAATCACGAGCGTCAACCGCAAAGCGTGCAACGCCGTCGAGCACCACGAAGACAGTAAACCCGTTGACGCCGCGCCCCTTCTCGATAGCGGTTACGGTGCGGAACAGTTCGCTTGCGCCATATTGAATTCTATCCCCTACGACTACATCCGCAAATGCTTTCATGGTGTTTCTCCTGACTGGTTTCGATGGGTTAACTATACCAGGCCTTTCGGCCCGGCGTTTAGCAATTAGTGCTTATTTCACTGCTTTCTTCGCTGCCTTGTACGCCTCTTTGAAGGCCGGAACATCTTCTACCGGAATCCAGAAGCCGGAGCCATAGCCATCATCGTAGCAAGGGCATTGGTCGCAGTAGTCGCCCCAGGTTTTATCTTCGCCGCCGACAGAGAAGCCAGTGGCCATTTTGCATAACGCTTCCTCAACCGCCTCGATCTTGTCGGCGTCGCTATCCATGATAACGAAGTTCCACTTGCCGTTATACTCGCTGCCAAGGTTGATTGATTCGCGTTGAAGTTTCATAGCTTTGGCCCCTCTGGCCCACCTCGTTTCGTTGAAGTCATCATATCAAAGCCGATCGTGTTGGTTTTGACAAAAAGTGCTATTCCTGCGATTGCCGATTATTCCACCGATTCGGAATAGTTGAATAGTCAGTGATTGCACTTGATTACCTGGTGATTACTTTTGACGAATCATGATTGCTTTTGATT